GTGCCTTTGTTGCTTTGGGTGCCTTTGTTGCTTTGGGTGCCTTTGTTGCTTTGGGTGCCTTTGTTGCTTTGGGTGCCTTTGTTGCTTTGGCTGCCTTTGTTGCTTTGGGTGTATTTTCTAGTAGTTGGTTTTTAGAAGGTAAAGTTAATGTCGACGGGGCCCTCACGTGTTGCACAATTACTCTTTTAACAACTTCTTGAATAGGACCTTGTATATAAATTGGACTCGAGTATGTGGGTGCAGCCATTAAATTATTAACCAAAGCTGTATTATTTTGACTGCTTTGTTCTTGTGTTTGTAAGTCCTTGTTTAATTGTTCTGGATTTTTTTTGTAATAAGTTATTAATAAATCGCACAATTCATCTTTTCTTAATTTACTAAATCCGCAAACATTATTTATTCTGCAAATATCTTTTAATTCCGCAACAGTTTTTGTGCGAATAAACTCAAACTCGGGTTCGTTATTAATATCCATTTACTAATATAATACGACATTTATTTAAATAAGTTATATTATATTATAAAAAATGGGCGTTTTAAATAAAAAAAGGTGTAAGAAAGAAAACTATATAGAATGATTCAAAATAATATTTATAAATGATGGAAAATATAAATACAAATTATTCGATTTCTGAAATGGAAGAAATTAAACAAACAATTGAAAATCTTTCAAAACCACATCATATTGCGATTCTAAAAATTATTAAATCATATCCAAATGTTATGATTAATGAAAATAAAAGCGGTGTATATATCAATCTTACATTTTTACCAAAAGAAGCATACTCAGATATAATGGAATATTTATCTTATATTGAAGGACAAGAAAATATGCTAGAAATAGTAGAAAAAGAAAAGACGTTGATGAAAACCCAGATTGAATCCAACGATGAAAATAGTTGTAAAAAAGAAGATAAAGATAATTTCTCGAATATATATAGTTATATCTGTTAAATGATTCATTCATACCGTAGTATTCATCAAATTTTTTATCCAAATAAGAAATTTGATTCAGAAGAAATCCGTAATTTACAAAAATTTTGTTTGGTAAATACGTTATTGCAAAAAATCTCTCAAATTATTCCTGAAAATCCCGTATTGGAAAAATCGATTGAACCAATAATCGCAGAATTACCCAAATCCATCGAACCTGCAAAATCCATCGAACCTGCAAAATCCATCGAACCTGCAAAATCTATCGAATCTGCAAAATCTATCGTATCTGCAAAATCCATCGAACATGTAAAATCCATCGAACCTGCAAAATCTATCGAACCTGTAAAATCCATCGAATCTGCAAAATCCAATCCAACGTATTGGATCCCGCCAAAAACAGACACATTATTTTGGTGTATATTTATTTCTGTAAACGGGCTTACCGAATATCAACAAATTGGTCATTCTTATGGAAATCGTATTTTAGAAGAAAAACTGAAAATCGCGAAATGTATAAGAGATTCTCCGAAATCTCTCAAAGTATCCAATCATAAATTCACAAACGATTCGATCCAAGAAACAATCTCCGAATTTATGGTAGATAAAACGATTTCATTCAAATGTGTCGCAGCATTAGCGATTTATTATAAACGACCAATATACGTTATTAACATGGAACGAAATATTTATTTAAGATATAATTCAAACAAAGATATAACAGAATCCGATGAAGAAACTATCTATATTTATTACCACGATTATATGCGAGGGGAATATAAATATAAAATTAATACAACTGAATATATACCTTCTCTCGAAAGGTTCGTTTGTTTAGAAAACGATAAGAAACCATTCAAACCAATCGGGCATTATAAAGTCGAAGATTTATACGATATATGCAATAAACTGGGATTTGATCCCCTAACAGAACCTACATTAAAGCTTAAAAAGACAGAATTATATCAATTATTAACAGATAAATGTAGTTGGTATCTAATGAAATAATCTAAATCTAAGAAAATTGATACAAATGAAATTAAAGATAAAATTATATACAGATATACTATAATCTTTATATAATGGCTGAGGATACAAACTCATCTGAACAAATGAATATACTAAAGGATAATATAAAGAATAAAGAAAAAAAAGATGATGTAGTAAGGCAAATGCAAGAAGCAAAAGAAGAATTGAAAAAAAGACTACAGTTATATTTAGACAATACCCCGAGAAGGGATACGAAACAGAACGAATTCGAGATCCGTTTTGGAACAAAATCGTATGGATCAAATAAACCAATATCAAAAACGGACTATGATAATGTAGTGCGGCAATTAAAAACGGCGGGATTTTATAGTACGAATGAACAAGGAGAACAACTTTTACGTATAAATCCGGAATATAAGCATCCTAAAACCGGCGAAAATATGATTAGCAATATTCGGGCGGAAATACGAGGTCTTTATTTAATCGAATCCTATTGCCAATCTAATGATATTCAAAAACTATTATCCCAAACAAAGATGAATGCAGACGCCATTATATTTACACAAAAAATGGGACAAAAAGGTGCAGATGAACGATTTTTAAAACCAATCGATTTTACAGATATGAATTTTCGCGCATCCTATCAAGTGGAATCTGATTATAATAAAAATTCGGCAGCAGTACAGCAAATGATTTCTTCTTGGGGAGATTCCAAAAAAGTATTTCGATTTATGAATCGGGTTCGGTTCCAGCATCCAGATTACCCTATTTTTGCGGATTTAAGTATTGTACGTTCTTCGAAAACCAGACGCGGACAATATGGCTCGGTACCAATTCCGGAATATACGATTCAAAAAGCGAATGTTTTTAAGAATCCGGTGGTATACGAAATCGAGTTTGAATTGGATAATCAAAAAGTCGGACCGGGAACGCCTTATAATAAAAACGTAGATCAACTATTAGGAGAATTACGTAAATGCATTCGTATTGTAATGGGTGGATTACAAAGTTCATCCTATCCTATTTCAAACTCCGAACGTGAACGAGTATTAGAAACCTATGAAAAACTATTATTTTCTGAACCCATAAAACAACAAGAACCATCCAAAAAATATCGTCGTATATCTTTTATAGGTCCATCCTCTGTACCACTCCAAATCGAGAATATTATTGATAGCGAAACTTCTGATATTCCGAATATACGTATGAATTATACGGTTACGGATAAAGCAGATGGAGAACGTATGCTTATGTTAATCAACGATGAGGGGCTCATCTATTTTATAGATAAAAATATGAATGTAATTTTTACAGGTTCTAAAACGAATGAAAAACGATGTTTTAATAGTATTTTAGACGGCGAATATATTAAATATGGTAGAGCAAATCGTCAATTAAATTTATATGCGGCATTTGATATTTATTTTATAAATAAAAAATCGGTTCGCGAAAAAGCGTTTGCACCCGTGGGTTCCGTACCTGTGGGTTCCGTACCCGTGGGTTCATCTGCGCAACAAGGAAAAAGTCCCGAAAAAGAATTAGAAGAAGGAGAAGTCGAAGAAGATCGTGGTCCAAAAGACACCGAAATATACCGTCTACCATTATTGTCCGAGTTCGTTCTTGTATTAAAACCCGTATCTATTCTTCCTGAAAACAATCAATCCAAACTTTGGAAAGAAGTTCTAACGAATAAAACAGAAACTGCCTGGATGAATATTAAAACAGGAGTCGTTTCTAAAACGAAACCAGATGCTTTGAAACACGTGAATTGTCAATTACACGTAGAATGTAAAAAATTTTATATCGCAAATTCAACCCAATCCATTTTTAATGGGTGCGAAAAAATATTAAATAACGAAACCGATGGCATATTTCCATATAATATTGACGGACTTATTTTTACCCCTGCAAATACAGGGGTCGGTGCAAAAAAACCAGGAGAAGCGGCGGAATATTCTAAAAATACATGGAATTTATCCTTTAAATGGAAACCTTCGAAATATAATTCGGTGGATTTTCTGGTATCCGTCGTAAAAGATAAAGCTGGGAAAGATAAAATATCGAATTTATACCAAGATGGGGTCGGACAATTGAGTAATATAACACAATTTAAGACTCTCGAGCTACGTTGTGGATTTGATAAAGTAAAGCATATGTTTACGAATCCATTTCATTCTGTTATTATGGGAAATTTTCCAAAACAAGAAATCTCACAAGAAGAAGAGAACGATACCTATATTCCTATGCGATTTGTACCCTCAAATCCCTATCAGTCTGACGCGGGATTTACCAACATTAAATTGGTTCAGAATGGCGAGAATATGTTAATGTTAACGGAAGACGGTGAATATTTTGACGAGGATACAATCGTTGAATTTAAATATGATATGTCGAGAGAAAATGGATGGCGATGGATTCCGATTCGAGTTCGTCACGATAAAACTCAAAAAATGCAAACTGGAAAACGCGAGTTTGGAAATGCATATCATGTAGCGAACGATATCTGGAAATCGTATTATTCACCGGTAACCGACGAAATGATTAAAACGGGAGAGAATATTCCGGATTCTGTGGATACGCTAGATATTTATTATAATAAATCCGCCGATGAAAGTCGAACCAAATCTTTACGTAATTTCCATAATTTATTTGTAAAACGTAAATTAATTACGGGAATATCGAATCGAGAAGATATTTTGATAGATTATGCAGTCGGGAAAGGAGGAGATTTGGCAAAATGGATACAAAGTAAATTGAGTTTCGTATTTGGAATTGATATTGCGAACGATAATATTATAAATATGGTAGACGGGGCCTGTACCCGATATTTAAAAGAACATAAAACTACCGAAAATATTCCGGGGGCTATATTCTTGAACGGAAATTCTTCGAAAAATATTCGGGATGGCTCTGCATTTTTAACAGATGAAAATAAAAAAATATGTAAAGCCATTTTTGGACAAGGTGCGAAAGATGCGTCGTTATTAGGACGAGGAGTATATAATCAATATGACGTTGCTGCGGATGGATTTCATATTAGCTCTTGTCAATTCGCCGTCCATTATTTCTTTGAAACGCAGGTTACATTACACGGATTTTTAAGAAATTTAGCAGAATGTACTCGCTTACAGGGATATTTTATCGGAACTTGTTATGATGGAGAGACTATTTTTAAATTATTGAAAAATAAAAAGGAGGATGAAAGCGTCGCGTTTATGACAGATAATGTTAAAAAACAAAAGATATGTGAAATTACAAAAAAATATTCTGAAACCGGATTCCCAGAAGATGAATTATCGATTGGGTACGCGATTGACGTTTTTCAGGAAACGATCAATAAAACATTTCGCGAATTTTTAGTAAATTTCAATTTCTTTCAGCGGATTCTTGAAAATTATGGATTTACGTTAATTACTCCGGAAGAAGCTAGACAACACGGGTTACCAAATGCGACCGGGTTATTTAATGAATTATATCATTCTATGGAAACAGAAATCGCACAGGACCGTCGTAAAAACGCGAATTATAAAGATGCGTTAAACATGAGCGATGGCGAGAAAGCGTTATCCTTCATGAATCGATATTTTATATTTAGAAAAACAACTACGGTGAATGCTAGTCAAATTGAACGTGATGCATTAAAACGATTTAAAATGGTGAATCTGGGGGATGAAGATATGGGAGAGGGAGAATTAAATGTTCAAATGGAAGAACATCGTAAAGCAAAAGCAGTTACTGGTAAAATCAAAAAATTAAAGGTAAAGATCATTTTAGAAAAGAAGAATATAAATCAAAAGGAAGACGTAACAACTCCGGAAGATGATATGTTTACTTTACCCGCGTCTGAAAGATTGTCAGTCGAGACGACGGAAAATATAGAACCTGCCTCAAAAAAGAAAGAACAAATCGGAGAGAAGGAAGAAATTAGAGAAAAACTTGAAGAAATTGATGAGTCTACTGATGACTCAACAAATAAATCTCTAGAAGAAGAAAAAGAAAAGAAACCCGAAAAGGTACTCATTCGAATTAAAAAGCTCAAAAAGAAACCAATCGACGAAAAAGAAGACAAAGAAAAGGGAGACGAATCCAAAAAAGAAGAAAAAGAAGAAAAAGAAGAAAAAAAACCTGAAAAGGTACTCATTCGAATTAAAAAGATAAAGAAGACAACGGATGAATCTGAAAAATCTGAAAAATCTGAAAAACCGAAAAATTCGAAAAAGGAAAAGAAGGAGAACCCCGAAAAAACGAAAAAGGCCAAAAAGACATCAAATGAATCCAAAAAAGACGAAACTCCAAAATAATATAATAAATAGTATAAAAATAACGATCCTATTATATCAATATGGAATTAACAACCGAACCAGAAATATATGTTCCAAACATAGACAGTATTGGAAATTATATAGATAAAATACCTTCATTCACGCGTATTAAATATGGAATCAGATGTCCATGTGGAACTAGGAAAGATAAAATATATGACTCGTCGACTGCAATACATGCCCATATAAAAACGATGACCCATCAAAAATGGTTAAATCAATTGAATCTAAATAAAGCGAATTATTATATTGAGAATGAACAATTGAAGGAGACGTTGCATAGCCAGAAACTAATTATCGCTAAATTTGAGAAAGAATTACAAAATAAAATAATGACGATTGATTATTTGACGCAACAGTTATGTAAAAAGCCGAATGAGATAAAAACGGATTTATTGAATTTCGACGAATAGAATAACATATTTCTAAAACATATAAATGTTATTATAATAATGAATATAACCTTCATTATTATGGCTTATTTTTTATTACCAAGAACATTTTCCAAAACATTTACATCTATAGAATATACAGAATTACCTACAGATACTTCTCCAGTATTGATATCGGGAACTCTCTCTCAATATCTATCCTCTTTGAAAGAAAAAATCACGCCGAAAGAAAAACTATGGGATATCTATAAAAAATATACAAACCCGTACGAATATATTCATACACCAATTCCGACAAAAAAACGTTCCATTTCTAAAACAAAACCAATCTCTCGCTCGTATTTTAAAATGGTCGAAATAACCCTATTATTCGATTTGTTAAATAAATATCAAGATACCTCTATTCGGTCATTCCATTTAGCAGAGGGACCGGGTGGGTTTATCGAAGCCCTAGCTACGATACGCAATAATACGTCGGACAGTTACTATGGAATGACGTTGATTGATAAATCCCAACGATCGAATATTCCTACTTGGAAAAAAAGCAAAGATTTTTTAGGTCGATTTACAAATGTAACATTAGAATCGGGTTCAGATAATACCGGCAATATATTAATTTTGGAAAATTTAAGATATTGCAAAGAAAAATATGAGTCGTCGATGGATATTATTACAGGAGACGGCGGATTCGATTTTTCGACGGATTTTAATCACCAGGAAATCGCTATATCTAAATTGCTTTATGGTCAGTTTGCATTTGCGGTAACTATGCAAAAAAAGGGGGGTCATTTTATATTAAAAATATTCGATTCATTTATGAAACATACGCTGGATATTCTGTATTTATTATCATCTTTTTATCAAAAAGTATATATTATAAAACCTAAAACAAGTAGATATGCAAATTCCGAAAAATATATTGTTTGTATGGGGTTTTTATATGATTCCACAGAGGAATATTATCCATTCATCGAATCTGGATTTATTCAGATGATGAAAACTGGAGAGACTCCCTGTCAATTTTTAAAGTTATCTCTCCCATATTATTTTATTCAAAAAATAGAAGAATATAATTCTATTTTTGGTCAAAAACAAATACAAAACATATATTATACATTATCATTAATTGGTAACAAACATAAAAATGAAAGGATTGATGCATTAATTAATACGAATATTCAAAAATCGATCGATTGGTGCATAAAATATAACGTGAATTATCATACATTATAGAAAACGTTGTCTTAAAGGAGGCATCGAACATATGATATTTCCGTTATATTTACATATAACAGGAGTTTTTGTTAATGGAAATCCTATTTTATCTTTTAATGTATACGGTTGATCTCTAACACCATAGGCTAATGCAGAAGCAGTCGCAGACCCGTATACCGGTTTTATTTTATTACAAGAATCTGTGATTGTATCATATTTTTTACGTAATATAAAATTACTTCCAGATACCGCTCCTTGTACTGCAAACTGGGTATTATTCGGTTTATAATTCATTTTTACATAATTCGATTTAATGAATGGAGTTATATTGGAGGATTGTGTACGGGCTTTGTATATACCCGATCTAAATCCAATAATATTTTGGAAATTGGATGTAGGTATTATAACTGATGGATTCGTATTTGAAATATTTACAATTCCGGATATATCTACCCAGGTACATGGTTTATATACGGTATATTGAGGGTTTAGTTTACGCGTATTTGTATTTATTATATTGGAGTAAGGCATAATATCTAAAACCACTATATTATCGGCAGAGTTATACGTAAAATTATATAAAAATATATTCGTTGTTTGACTTGATAAAAAATAAGTATTATTCTGAATCATCGTATTTTGGAATACTTGATTTAGTTTCACAATATCATATTGCCCCTCTGGAAGTTGAACATCATAGGTAACATTATCTATCCACACATATTGGAATGAATTATTATTATTACTTGCTGAGATGTATGGTTGGATACAATGAGAAATACCGTTTGGCGAATATAAATTATCGTTCGAAAGGGTAGATCCTGAATTTACGGATCCATTTCCCTGGCGAATATAATGGTATTGGTTTTGAGAGAATGTCAAATTACGACTTACTAAATACTGGTTTCGATCTGTACAATATGAATCATTATTTTTAGAAGGGTTGTATTTTCTAGTAATCATTCCTGCACTACGTACACGCCGTCTTGCATCTACATCTGGCATATTTATATTACAAGTATTCGATACACATTCTGTGGTTTGATTATCGATTATATTTACTAAACCATTTTTACAAGTTACCGATTCAGATACTATTGTTGACCCAGGTTGATTTAATAAGTCGATGGATTGAGAGAACCGATTACTACATCCAGATCTTGGTACAATCGATGCAATTTCGCGTCGATAGATCTTTAAAGGCATCGGTTTCATTAGTTGACTTATACTTAGTATTTGAGCGGTATTTTTATTTTGAGTAATAAAGGATGATACTTGATAAAATATTTGATCTTTCCAAGAATAATATGGTATTTCATTTAATCCTAATCTTGCCGACATTATATATTATATATTATAATATAATATTTTTTATTACTACTATTTATTTGGGATTTTTATAATTATCCATTTCTAAAATGAGTTTTTGGAGAGAATGCGTAAAAGAAAAAAACAGGGTTAGCCTGTTTTTTTCTTTTTTTGTTTTTTTCTTTTTTTGATTTTTCTTTTTTTGTTTTTGTTTTTTTTCTTTTTTTGATTTTTCTTTTTTTGATTTTCGTTTGATTTTTCTTTTTTTGATTTTCGTTTGATTTTTCTTCTTTGATTTTCTTCTTTGTCTTTGTATTTCTGTTTTTGATTTTCCTTTGAATCGTTTACATATAATATTGTCGCCCTCTATATTCTCTCTTACCCGTTTTTATGTTTATTTTGAAAAATTTGGTTTCGTGAAACCCATAATCAGGTACAACTTCTACGTCTTCCGGAAATTCTTTATCAACTTCTGCTGCTGCGGTTTCAAACTGAACTCTTAGTTCAAGATCCCTTCCATATTTATCGCAAGTCTTCGTATCGTAACTCTGTAATTCGCGTCCAAAATCATCTTTATGCCGTGGAAAGGATGATTTGTTGGTCCTTTCTACATAAAAGGAAGAACTGCGTCTCTTAGGCATGGAGACCTTTTTCGATTTTGACACGCCGACAATATTTAACGGATTATAATTTTGGTTGTTCATTCTCTTATTTCGTATTAAGAAGTATATGTTTCAGATGATTCCTAAAAAAGGATTTCAATTTTATGATATTTTATATGATTTATAAATATACTTAAATATTACTATTTATATGTAGTAGTATTTACAAATGAACGTTTTAATTTCCCCTCATATGTTTACGTTGAATGAATTATTTTTTTTAGAAAGTAAGGAAAATACCATTATGAATGGAACATTCGTCAAAATGATTTATTCCACCCCATTTTTTATATTAACGAATTTATTTTTAGAATTTCCAATATATAATGAAATATATAATGGAAATCAGTATTTACTTATTAATACAACAGAACATGCAAAATTAATTTCTAAAATATGCCAAATAGAGATTGATATTTTAAATCAATACATTATAATGAATCAAGATGACCGTCCAGATTTAGTGAATAAATCCGTAATCTATAGTATTCATAAACAGTTAAAACACGGAGTATTCAAATATTATCAATATTCAAAAACGAAGCATCATCCGAAATATTATATAAAAATATCTGGAATTTGGGAAACAGCTACCGAACTGGGATTAACATTCAAAATTATTCAACAATAATAAAATATTAAATACTACGGCGGTATTTATTAGATATGGCTATTCCTAAAATAATTCATCAGATTTGGATTGGAAATAAACCGGTTCCTTTACTATGGATCGAAACCTGGAAAAATCGAAACCCAGATTTCGAGCATATTTTATGGACAGATTCTGAAATCGTCTCTCGCAAGTTCATATTTAAGAACCAAAAAAAAATAGATATTTGTCCAGAGATATGCGGTAAGACGGATATTATGCGATTGGAAATTCTGTATAAATATGGCGGTATATTTGTTGACGCGGATTCGATATGTATCGAACCAATCCATTCTTTATTTGAGAATATTATAACCGGGTTTGCCACATATGAAAATGAAAATGTAAGGAAGGGATTGATCGCGAATGGTAATATTGCGATAATTCCAAATCATCCTTTGATATCTGATATGATGGATTGGATTTATAGTAAAGACTCGGATGAATCTATTCGAACGTTACGTTCATGGGGATCGGTAGGACCCGCGTTATTAACCCGATTTCTCAATACGGGGAAATATTCCGATTTTCATGTATTGCCGAGCTATACATTCTTGCCGATTCATTTTATGGGCACAGAATATGACGGACACCGAAAAGTATATGCGCATCAATTATGGGGGTCGACCTACGGACTTTATGATAAACCGATTCGTTCAATTTCTCTCCCCAAATCATTAACAGAACCAGAGATTTATATTGCTCTTGGAATGTTCTTAAAGGATTCTATCTCAGTCGCCTCTCTAAAATATACGATGAATTCGTTGAAATATCAAAGGGGATATTTTGGAATAGAATGCATATTTATTTTAGAAGAATCCGAAAATATGACGGAGAAAAAAAACGAATTAGAGAGAATGATAAAAATATTCGAAAAAACGTCGAGATTTATCCGTTTTCGGATTCTCTCAAATTCGGAATTTGAAGAGTTGAAAATAAATTATATCCGCATTTTTCCAAAATGTATTTTATATCCAGATTCTCTACAAAAAGTCATTCATGGGGATTATGAGAATGTTCCTTTCTATGAAATCGATGGAAATACTAATCATATGAATTAGTTATCAGAAATATTCATAATTTCATTTATGATGCTTCATTCGCAGGGTCTTTCTACGTTTACTTTTATTTCGTTTTGATTTTCTACGTTTACTTTTATTTCGTTTTGATTTTCCTCCCTGTAGACCGTTGACGTCTCTCGATGTTTCATCTACTTCAGGTTCACCAAAATATTTTTTGTAAATATTATTTAACATTATAAGTGAATTTGAGATTCCGAATAGTTGTTCACTATTATTTAAAATGGATACCAATCGTGTTAATGCACTTGATATAATATACCAGTGTTTAATATCAATATTACTTATATTATTAGCAAATTTTATTACGGCGTGTTGTTCATTACACAACACAGTGATCGCATTTATCTCTTCAATATGATTAAGAGATCTATACTTATAACAAAAACATACAAATTTCCTTATTATTGTTGTAAGACCACTATTAAAAAACGCAGTTGTATGATGCCTATCACGTTCTAAATTTACATTTAGATCATTTTTAAAGCAATCAGAGTCAATTAAATCAAAATCAATTATTGAAATGGTTTTAATTATGTCTTTACCGTTTACGTCTAATTCTGTATGTATAAATATATTATTTGGATGAAAATCGTGATGTCTAAAGTTGGGTCCAAATATTTTATTTAATGTTGATAACCCTTTTAAAGAATAATCACAAAATAATTCAATATTCTTAGTATTTTTCCAAATTTCATTATTAGATTTAAAAACAGTTTTAAATAATTCTACTCCCTCAACACCCGTAATGATAATATAATAACCAATATCACGATCTGTAATGTTAATCTTACCATACTTTATAATTCTAGGAAAATGGATACCGTTTTTGTTATATTTAGTAGTATCGGTGTGATATTCTTTTTCTAATTTTATATACGCATATACTTCACGAACAATTCGATGTCCTTTTTCTTTAATATATTTTGTATTATATACTTTCAAAAAACAAGGGGGTTTACCTGCTAATTCAGTTAACATATATACAAAAGCACCACTCTTACCTCCACTTAGTGGTGTTACCTTTTCATAATCATTTTTTATATCTTTCATACTAGTGTGTTTTTCCATACTAGTGTGTTTTTCCATACTAGGGTCTTCTGGGGGTAAAATATCCGGTAGTAACTCTAACTTACGCAGCGGTAGTAACTTTAAGTTACGCAGGTTGGCATCACTCAATAACTTACTTATTGACTCTATAGATGGTTTAAATACACTACTAGGTGATCTAAGAAAATATGACATTATATTATATAATATTATAATATTTTATAACTCATTCAATTTTATCTATATAAAATTGAATTCCTTTTTTTGAAATAATAGTATTCATAATTTCCTAAAAGACAAACATGACTGATTACGATATGATGAACACGTTTGCAAAAGAGCTGGCTTTAAAATGCTATAACGAATCAAATCCGATGATTTTACAACTCAAATTTAAGTGTATATCGACTACCGATCTTCGCGGATTGTTAGCTTGGTCGAATAATTCGACGGAATGGATCCCTACTGAATATCCCGCAGATGCATCGGAATATCGTTTAATCGCAGCGTGTATGCTGAGATATTATTATAATGTTTTTCCAACAGGTATCACATGGGAAACGAGTGATGGCGCCGAGGCAGAGTTTGAAGAAAACGCCGAGTTTGTGGAGGAAAAGGCTCACTGGAAGAAAATCCACGAGAATGATACCCCGTCATCACAAGATGACTACCCTTACTTGGAATGCGAGGACCCAGCGGAATTGGCCGCATTAGATGCATTTCATAGACAAATGCGCCCGCGCTTCTTTTCGAGAGATTTTTATAATAGTTGTAAATGAATGTAGATTTTAGTTTTTTGGAATATAAGTTTTGCTAATTTTGATTTTAGAAAAGTAAATAAAAAATAATAAAAAGGGTTTCTTTTTTATTATTTATTTGTATTTTTTTTATAAAACCATCCGCATCCCACCAGTTCTCCTTTTTTTCATTCGAAACGGAACAGGTCCATTTTGTAAATTATGGATGATATTCGTATCTGGATGGTCTTCTACCGAAGTTCTAAAATTCGAAACATCTACAAAATTGTTATTTTCATAATAACTTAAATTCCAGATTGTCATAATTCCGTCATTTGTATTCGAATATTTATTCTCATTTATATAACGTTCAAATTCTTTGCGATTTACAATACGTTCTAATGTATCATTAAAATGAATAATATTCTTATCCGATATTTTATAAAATCGGGATCTATCAATATGTAACCCTCGACTTAGAACGCGTTTTTGGAATGCATTATCTTCATATCCCCAGGCCCAGTAATTTGGAAATCCGTTTGTATTCTCAAAATCTTCCGCCATAATAGACACAATTCCTCCTAATGTAAAGGTATACCCGTAGAAATGTTTTACAACTCCCCGAGTAGTTTCATAATTTAATAAATTTTTTGTTTTGGGCATAGTATCCACGTCATTAAATACTAATGTGATGGTTTTATATGTATCTGGATATAATTGTTTTACATATAAAAATCCAATATTTTTCATGGCTCCGCGGTTAAATGTACGATTGTCTTTTTGATGGATATATAATATTTTGTATTCTGTCGGGTTCATATCCTCAAGAATAGTAATCATATGGGTTTTAAAGAAATTAAGGTTTTGTGGTCTATCTCTATAAGGAACAATAAATATAATTTTTGGAATAATTGAGGGTATATTATTTAGTTCGATTGCAAACGATATATTTTCTTTTGTAAAATCTTCTTGGAGAGGGATAGGAGTTTCCTCTAGAGAAGTTTCATCGAGAGAAGTATCTTCGAAAGTAACAGATAATTCATCTACAGGAGTTTCTTCAACAAGAATTTCTTCAACAAGAATTTCTTCGGCATTAACCGGAGTTTCCTCGAGAGAAGTTTCTTCGACATTAACAGATGATTCCTCTACAGGAGTACCTTCGACAGTAACAGGAGTTTCTTCAACAAGAATTTCTTCGACAGTAACAGGAGTTTCTTCAACAAGAATTTCTTCGACAAGACTTTCTTCGAGATTAACAGATAATTCATCTACAGGAGTTTCTTGAATAGATGATTCCTCAACAAGAATTTCTTCGACAGGAGTTTCCTCGGCAGTAACAGGAGTTTCTTCAACAGGACTTTCTTCGACAGTAACAGATAATTCCTCTACAGGAGTTTCTTCAACAGGACTTTCTTCGACAGTAACAGATGATTCCTCTACAGGAGTTTCTTGAATAGATGATTCCTCAACAAGAATTTCTTCGACAGGAGTTTCCTCGGCAGTAACAGGACTTTCTTCGACAGTAACAGATGATTCTTCTACAGGAGTTTCTTCAACAAAAATTTCTTCGACAGTAACAAATGTTTCTTCGACAAGACTTTCTTCGATCGATTCCTCTACAGGAGACTCTTCAATCGGAAGAGGAGATCCTTCAACAGATTCGATCATCGATGTCTTTTTTTGTTTCTTCTTCTTTTTTCGATTTTGTTGTGATTTTGGAATAGATATAGTGGATTCGTTTAAATCGACTCCTTCATTAGGGATTTGTATTTTTAAAGGATCAACACTATATTGTATATTTGGCGAAGATTCACTATCCATATATAACTATATTTATATATTTATTTATCTAATGCAAAAATATACTTCCTAAATAATAATATATTTGAATATGTAATTTCATCTATAGAACATAAGATATGCGTATGCGTGTGTAATTTTATTCAAACTACTATAATGAAATAATAACTTGTTTCGGAAATTGAAACCCTAATATTCAATCTTATCTTCCTTTTTCGTCCATTCGGAAAAAGCATTCGATGCGATTTCCCGGCATATTCCCGTCATTTGTATTTTTCTCTCAACTACCGGTTTCTGAATTTCATCATAAATAAAATGATCATCGAATCCAATTTGTGCGGCATCTTCTTTTGTATTTCCAAAATATACTATATTAATATGCGCCCAATAAATGGCGGATAGACACATCGGACAGGGTTCACAACTCGTATATAAAATACAATTGGATAAATTGAATGTATTTAATAATCTGCATGCATCACGTATTGCTACAATTTCCGCGTGTAATGTAGGGTCGTTGCATATAGCCACCATATTATGCCCTCTCCCTATAATTTCGTTTGTAATTTTATGCACGATTATACAGCCGAATGGACCGCCTCCTCGTTTTATTCCAATCTCGGATAATTCACAAGCCTTTTTCATAAATAACGAATGTGTAGATTCCGACATTTTAGATAATATTCATGTTCGAAAATATTTATATTATTTATTTTACTTGTCTTATTCTCTCATTATACACATTTTCTCAATTAAAACCTCTCACTAAAAAATTGATTTTAATTATCGTTTTAATTAATAGTTTTTAAGATTAAAATAAAATGGAAATCGTAGAACAAAGAAAACAAATTTGTTTACCGAATGAAATTATAAATACAATTCTGGAATATCAGGGATACCATATTTGGAGAAATGGGAAATTTATTTGTAGATTGAATATAAATGATAAAAAATACAATAACTTGAAAAAGCTTAACATTATTAAAAAAATAAAAAACTCATACATCGTAACAATTAAAATAATGAAAAATCATTCTCTTTATGAATATATAATAGAACAAAGAATCTATAGTAACATGATACATTGGTATATGGAAAAATATCGGTATGATTCAATAGATTCTAATAAAAAAAAATATAATAAACCATACATAGATGAAAAACATTATGTATTTGGTAAGCATATATCTCAAAATTTACCGATGTTACAGATGGATTATACATATAAACAATAAAATGTGTATTTTACACAATTGAAGATGTAAAATGACACCTTTATAATTTAATATACTTTAATGTAAACTAAATAAATAACTATGAACAAAAGTATATGGATGTCAAATATTATTCTCTCTATGAGAGAATTTCAAGAGAAAAATATAAACATATAACATTTACACATTTTCTAATTTAAAACGCCAATTTTATTAGGCAAAATAGAGTTTAGCTATTATTATGAAGCCTGTGATTTTGGTGATTTTTCAAAAGGTTTATTTAAATTATATATGGATACAAAACATACAACGATTATTTCTTCCCAAAATAATCCTTAATAGATTTACTTTGTTTTTGACTTTTTAATGATTGTATTTCTTCTTCTAAATTCCTCATTTTTTCTTCTGCTTGTAAAAGCTTTTGTTGTATTTGTAATAAATTATCGGTTAGAAATTTATTCTCTTCAATCAATTTATTTTCAAATAACACTTGTTCGGTAGTAGTATTTCTATTTATATATTTAATTGCTACTTGTGTGGATGGTTCAAATAGGTCATCAGTAAATATAATATTTATATTCGATTGTTTAAATATTGTAATTAATTGTTCTTTTGAAACGTTGATTGATGTAAAACAACCAATAATTAGTATGTATTTTTTATTAATTCCTTCAAAATGTGTCTTGTCATTTTGTGTAAGTTCAATTTGCGTTTTTAATTTTCTCAATACAACCGGATAATCGTCGCTTAATGTTGGTTTTAATTCACAACATACTGCATAATCATAATTACATATTTTTATTGAAATTTTATACTGAGTTTCATTTGTTTTATATACACGAACATTCTCATTACAATATTTTTTTATTAAATCTTCATAAAAATGTAATCTATATTTTTCATAATGTTCATTAAAATTTTTTTCATAATTTTTTTCATATTCATTTTCAAATTTTTTTTTATATTCATTTAATATATCAACGGAATCTAAATAATAATAACACGAACGCATATATTTATTTTTATAAACTTTTTCAAACAAATCATCTCCTCCAGCGTTACATTTTGGAATAGATTTTTTAAAATCATATTTTTCTGGTAAAGAAGGTTTAATTGGAATATTTATTTTTCTTACAAAATTTGGTTGTGTATTTATTTTTTCATATTCTGTTATATATGGTTTTAATTTATTATCAACTATTTCTTTTAATTGTGTTTTTTCTTCGGTTGTATGTGTATTGTCCTTATCCAAATGTGAATATCCGGTATCTATAACATACCAATTTACAAAATTTTTATAATTTATTCCAAATTCTTGACAAATGAGTTTTTGTTGCTGTGTTATAAAATTATTCCTCTTTGATTTGTATATTTGTAGCTCATTTTCATATTTTTCAATAGCTTTATCATTTTGTGGTTTTTGTTGTAAAAATTTTTTTAAATCGTCTTCATATTTTTCTAACTTATATGTGTATTCGATTGTCTTTTCATTATATTCATTCATTCCTTCTTGGTCTAATTTAATTCTACGTTCAATTAATTTGTCAATTAATGACAAACTAATTACATAATTTTCATTTTCTTCAATGTCATATTGTTTTTTATATTTTTCTCTATCAAATATTTCAATCTCTAAATTTGTTAGTATATCAATATATTGTCTATCCTCATAATATAATACCAAATCCCAATTAAATTTATCCTCAAACTTAATAGATGTATTATCTATGTTATTAATAAATTCTGGTATTGAATTTTCACCAAAACATCTAACAATATCTTCATCTAAAAACAAATTGTTTAAATTATTTATTTTTACCTTAAATATTTTTGATAATAGTTTTACTTGATTGTTTTTATCTAAAAATAAATTTTGTAGTTTATTGTGTTCTGGTGTTTTTGAATTATTTGTCGCAGAGATTGTTTGATGAACTACTATGTTATAAATTTGTGTTTGTTTTGAAAACCACGATTGTTGTTTTAACCATTCAACATATTTTTCATCTGCTAATAGATCTAATACACTCTTATCTTTATATTTTCCAAATGGAACAATCGGTAATAGTTGTCCTTCCATATTTATGTGTAGTATACTTTATTATTACCATTTTTTAATCAATTTTTTAATCAATTTTTTAAATAAATAGTATAATGACTCACAATAAGAGTATTGATTATAAAGAAACAACAGTTCAATATTATTTAGTGGAAGATAAATCACAAGAATAATTATTTACACATTTTCTCATATAAAATTGGCGTTTTAAATGAGAAAATGTGTAAATGGGTAAAGGAACAAAAATATCATAATAATATAATGGATAGTATTTTAACGGATGACCAATTAGATATTTTTCATAAACAACTATTATTATGTATAGGTTTAGATGGTATGACTGCCGAAATAGGAGTATATAAAGGCGATACTTCAAAAATAATAAAACGAGTACTTAATAAAACACATTATTGTTATGATACATTTGAAGGGGTTTATGGGTCTTCTGCTATAAATGGAGATACGCATAGTAATGGAGAATTTTATTGTAATTTAGAAGATGTCAAATCGAATATAAATATGGATAATATAATTTATAAAAAGGGGTTTTTTCCAGAAACGTTTCACGAAGAATCTGAAATGTTCTGTTTTGTATATAGTGATACAGCAACTTATTTTGGAACAAAAACGACGCTCGAAAAATTTAGAAATAATATGGTGAGAAATGGAAAAATTATATTTTACGTTGATTCGAAAAATAAAGGCGTAAAAAATGCAATAGATGAATTTATAAATAATGATTCGTTTATTATATCAAAGATATCGAATTTTATTATATTTACGAAAATATAACGATATATTCTAAAAATCCGAACTATTTTGGATTTCATTTATAATTACATAAATATATTGTGCGATACTATTTGGATTATATCTAAATCTTAATTTATTTAAAACCTGTATTAATTGGCTTAATACAAGTTGTTTATTTGAAGTAACGTGTACATGAGGGGTGGGTTCAGGAGTGGGTTCAGGATAAGGAGTAGGTTCGGGATAAGGAAGAGGAGTAGGTTGGGGATAAGGGATAGGAGTAGGGTCAGGATAAGGGAAGAGAATACAAGTTCCAATAAAATAGACTAACCATTACAGAAATGTAATTGTCAAATATGTCTAATGCCCTTTAGGGTGCTTTTACACTATTAAGAAGGAGAATAACAAATTTTTTATTTTTAATAAAAAGTGTCTCATTTTTCTTTTTGGTCGGTGTAATGAATATATCAAATATTACATCTCTTAACTTTATATTAATGAGAATAGGGTTATTTATACTATGTTTTATATTGTATTATTTCGACGAGTGATTCGGGTATGTATATATAATAAAATAAATTATTATATATATTACGATGAATTTATCAAATATTATATTTAATCGAATAGTTATGATGAATATTTGTTTATTATTAATAGGCATAATATTATGTTTTTATACTAAAAATATTTTATTTTTATTCCTCGTATTTTATGTTTTTATAATAAATGAATTTTTTCACTATTTCTTTGGGACAGATATATACTTTTGTGGAGATCGTACTGAATTAATGTATAGTACCGGTTCTCTAGAGGAATTAATCAGTACTGATTTAAAAAATGTAAAACCAAATTTAACAGAAGGTTATTTTCCAGATAAAAAAAAGATTTCTACTGAAGAAAGTGAAATAAATCGTTTTAATGAATTTATTCGATTATTAGATATACAACCAGGAGATACAGTTTTAGATGCTGGGTGTGGGCACGGTGGGCTTGTAATGTATTTACGTTCTAAAAATATATATGCATACGGTATAACGATTACTAAAACACAATTTATTGAAAATAACGAAATACACGGTCCTTATTTTTATTATGGGGATTATACAGAGCACCAATCGCAACTAGTAAATAAATTCGATCATATTATTTTACCAGGTTCGTTAGAACACCCTTTTGGTGGAAATCAGAGATTAGAATCTGCATATGAATATAAATTTAATGGAATGAAAGATATGTTTTCAAATATGAAAACTTATTTTCGAGAGAATTCTTCTAAAAAGAAAATATTATGTACCTGTTTACATTTAAATATGAAATATAAAGATTCGAATGAAATGTTTGCGATGGAACGATTAGCAGGGTGTCTCTATCCACCAGTAGATCATTTAAATGTGGCGGAAGCATTACAAGGCGCTGGTTATAAGGTATTAATAAATGAAGATTATACGTGGCATTATTATTTTGCTACAGTATGCGATCCTCAACATTTTGGTACTCCTATGGATATTGGAACACTTTTATATCTAACAAGTATTTGGTTTTTCCCGCATATTATTTATTGTAAATTTATAGGAAATTATGGCTTATGGATGTGGATGTTCGATGGTAAATATCATTACCCGGATAATTATCAATATTCATATGTCGAGGATATTAATGAAAGACCTTGTACACTTTTTTATACGGTTGGTAAACTAACATAGTCCGTTATATTCATAAAACGGTTTTATTATAAGAATCATTATTATAATATTATAATATTACATAGAAACATCTATGCATACTTCTGTAAAATACAACTAGGAATTAAAATATCACGCATCTGATCTAATTTCTTAAAACATTTATTTATCGTTACTTCACTTACTCCACAAATCGTTTTAATATCCGTTTTGGAAATATGTAAATTACATAACGAAGAAATAAAGAATACGATTCCTGCAGCAACCGCATGTGGAGTATTATCCGTAATCGTTTCACATTCCTCGATTTTTTTCGCGATAAATTTGGATAACATCGTCAATTCCTGATTAATATTTAGTTTCGAGCAATATCGTTCGATAAAACAACTTGGTTTACTCATGACCAATTCCGATTGATTCGATACGTTCTCGCTACGTTCGATATTATGCAGAATATTCACCGCCATAGAACAGCCCGTTGTAGCGCTCGTTTTATCTAATTGGAAAATTTCGGCGATTTCATGAGCCGTTCTAGGGCAACCATTCAATCTACACGAGATATAAATCGACGCCGCTTTAATACCATCACGATTTAATCCTCGAAACATTTTTTGTGCGGAAATATCTTTATGAATGACCATAGCATCATCAATAAATAATTTAGGAATACCCGAGTTTTGAGCCATCGTAGTAATAAATTGAAATTCTTCATAAAGCGACTTTTCTTTATGCGGCATCGATTGCCACTCCGTCCATTTACGGATTTTTTTCATTTCATACGAAGATTTCGCGGTTGAGAGAACTTTACATCCAAAAGAGGATTCTACTAAAAGAGGATTTATTGGATTTCCGCATCGGGTCGGATCATTCCCGTTTTTATCTTCTGCGCCAAAGAATCGCCATTCTGGAGAATAGTCTAAAGTATGTCGATATACAATCGCACAAGAAGGATTCGTACAGGTCGGAAATCCGTCTTCCATAATCATAAGCGTCGAATTACAAGTTGCGCATAATCCGGATTCGATCGTATCTGTATAAACACATTCGATGGGTGGTTTTTGGAGAATTTCGGGATTCAGTTCTTTTTTGTCAATATCGAACATTTCCCATAATTTTGATTTTTCGGAATTGGATAATATTATTCTCTTTTTTTTTGTAACGTTTTTAGATTCATTTTGTTCAACAAAGATCGCGGGGTCTCTCGACATTTCGGTTAAACTATCTTGGTTATTTTCTTTAACAGTTTTAACGTATTTTCGTTTAAGACAATTTGCAGTAGGCTCAGTTTTAGCGATCATTTTAATGAAATATTGAATTTGAAATGATTCAAATTCAATTTTGTGAGAGATTGGATAAAAATCTACGAATATATAAATTAAATAGTATGGATAAACTACAAGAGATGGCAAAAGGAATGACGGGTAATGTGGAGGGAATTGAAGTACCAGAGGTACAGTCTTGCGAAGAAAAAGAAAAATTATATACAGTCGCTGGTAAAGATCTGGCTAAACTTCTTTGCGAAAGTTTATATACAGAAGACGGACTCAATTTAAAGGACTTATTTAAGAAATCGATTGCGGATGCGGTAACTACTACGTTAAATACTCCAAATGGTAGATTCCAAACTAAAGTAAATAGTTTAGTATTTGACAATTTGAATAAATATACGAAAGAGTTATTCAAGGTATCAACTGGAACAAAAGATGTTGTGAATGGATTTACCTCCAGAATATTACAAACATGTTTTGCTACCGAAGATAGTATTATACCAGAATTATTAAAAACATCGATATCTCAAATAAATGAAGTTTCTGAATTAACACCCGATCGTGTAACGTCAAAAATGGTTGAAACTATTAAAAATAATTTGAAGCCAGAAGAAGGAGAAAAGGAGGAAGAAGAAGCCGAGACAGCATCAACCGAAGAAGGAGCAGTAGGAGAAGACGCAGCATCAGTACAAGAAGAAGGAACAGGAGAAGAAGGAGAAACAGTAAAAGAAACTATATCGACTGATAATTTAGGTTCTGCATGTACTGCTATCGCTAAAGAAGAAAAAAAATCTGAACTGGTTACCTTAACACAACCGCCATCCGAACAAACTGCAGAACCTATATGCAATTTAAATACAGAATTAGTAGCCCAAGGAAATACATTAATTAACGTAATTACAAATAGTGATAATTTTAAAACCAAAATCGAAAATAAAGTAACAGACGCATTCGAGAGTTTTTTTAATAAAAAACAGCAATCTTTTTTTAATAAAATTTTAGAAAGTGTCACATCAAGTGCAAATAATTATTTAATGAACGATATAGTAAAAACCCATATATTATATTGTATTTTAAGTTATGAAAGTGAAGAAGATAATACGTCTCCGTATTATATTGGAAACCAAATATTTAATGAGGCAATCTCAAAATTCTTAAGTAGAAAGGATGTTAAAGATAATTGGAAAAACATACCACTCGAAACATGTAAAGAATTTACACAATCATTAAAAGAAATATTATTGGATAAAATTGCTATATATGAAGAAGGGGTAGCTAATGCACTTTTAAACTTTTCAAAGGGCGGGAAAAGACCAAAAACTCTAAAATTGAAAAAACGTATGAAATCGCGTAAAATGAAAAAAATGAAAAAACGAATATCCCGTAAAATCAAAAAACACAACCGAACCTCATATCGAAAATGACACTTTTTTTTCTAACTTTTCCAAAATATCTGTATTGTATACTAGATTTCCGGTGGGTTTATATTGTCCAACCGGGGTATATTGTTTTTTAGTGTCTTTCATATCTTTATTTCCAGAATTCAGTAGTCGAGCATTCGGATCATTTGAATCCACCAACTCCCCGTCTTGTTTTTCAATAATATTCCCCTTTTCATCTACTGCAATCCCTGTTTTTTTCTTAAATTCATTTCTGGTGTATGTTGGTATCCATTTTTCCCATGAAACAAATAATGTATTCGGGTGCATATATCGGACATAGAATCCATTTTCTTCTAATTTTACGATTAAATATGCGACGCATTCTCCATTATCATAATTCGGTTCACCAAAAATAAATTCCGGAACAGTAAACCATACATGTTGGTCATTACGTTTATTACGACCAGTAAACTGGATGCGTTTATGAATCCTCGCTAAAATTTTATTAAATATAGAGAGCTGTTTTAAATCGCGCTGACGTTTTTTCTCATATAAATCGTCAATATTGAGTTTATTGGATACTTCTTCTTCGTTCGAGTATAATAAACAAGACATAATATATTATTCCGAGTATTTATTTTTGAAAATATACAATAATTACCCCGACTAAATAAAGAGATTTCAAAAAAATCAGATAAACCTAAAAGAATATATTAACTATGCCGAATATTGAACATTTAGTTATTTCCGGTGGATGTGTGTTAGGTCTCTATGAATACGGCGCATTAAAAGAACTACATAAGAAGGAGTTTTGGAATATAAATGATATTAAAACGATATATTCTACGTCTGTTGGAGCAGTAGTGGCGTGTGTTTTCGCGATGCGGATAGAATTTGATACATTAGATACCTATTTGGTCGAACGTCCATGGCAAGAAGTTTTAAAGGAAAATACATATCATGTGATAGACGCATTTAACGCCTGTGGGTTATTTCATAAAGAAGTATTTTATGAAATATTTAGACCGATTATGAAAAGTATAGATATGGATATTGAAATCACGATGAAAGAGTTTTATGAATGGACTCAGATAGATATACATATTTTTGTGACAGAACTGAATAAGTTTGAATCGATTGACATAAATCATAAAACACATCCAGATTGGAAGTTAATCGATGCGGTATACGCTTCGTGCACTTTACCAACTATTTTTGCGCCTATTATGGAAGGAAATAATTGTTATATAGATGGAGGATTTTTTTATAATTATCCGATAGCCCCATGTTTGCGAAATATTGAAAATCATGATACTATTTTAGGAATATGCGTAAACCAAGAGAATGATACGTCGATTATTACTGAAGATTCTACGTTAATCGAATTTACAGGGACTTTGTTTAACCGAATATTCAAACAAATCGTATCAACCCATAAAAATGGATTATTAAAATATGAATTTGTGTATAACTCTCCCCCAATAACGATTGAATATATACAATTGGTTACTTCGTCAAGGGATGATCGTAAAGAACTTATTTTAAAGGGGAAAAAAGATGTGTTAACATATTATAATGAATGGTGTTCTTCCTAAATATTATCATCTGGATATTATAATGCAGATTCTATAATGCAGATTCTATAATGCAGATTCTATAAACTGGTCTAAATGGTCTGACGTGATTTTCGCATCATAGTCAATCGTAGTACTATCTTTTGTCATTTTAATCGTAGGATACGCGTCAATCTTATATTTACGTATCATATCCGCAATCTTTGTAGGAGTTGTTTGAATTAATCCATTTGCATCATCTGGCATTTCTGAAATATTAATTTCCCCATTATCGTCCGTACAGTTAATATCGTAACATTTAATAATATATCCACCTTTTTCAACATTATTATATTGTAGTTTAAAAGTATTCCACTCTGGTTTGGCAGTCTTACAATAAGGACACCAGTCTACGTAAAAAAAGTATATATTCGCCAGTTTTTTACGCCCATTCGAATTCGCCATATCTGCCAATTTTTGCGTTTCGGAATAAGGGACATAGAATTGATTATATGCATAAAATCCGAGTGTTACAAATATAAAAAAAATAAAAATTGCGATAATTATGTTTGTATAAGGTTTTAATGCTTCACTAATTACAGTAAGTACAGTCGCCATATATATTTATCAAATATAAAAAATATATAAATTAAACGGTTTGTATATTTTAGAATATATATATAATATAGAATGTCTAAATTAAATAAAACTCCTAGAAATACCACTACTCCATTTAAGGGAGATGATTTTAACAGTAATGACGGAATGTTAACTACGATTTGGGGACCCGGAATGTGGCATTCTCTCCATACCATCAGTTTTAACTATCCAGTTAAACCTACACCAAGCGATAAAGCACATTACAAACGATTCATTTTAAATTTACAGTATATATTGCCTTGCGGAAAATGCCGAAATAACTTGAAAAAAAATTTCAAAAAACTTCCATTAAAAACGGCCGACATGAAATCTCGGGAGACATTTTCTCTCTATATTTATCGATTACACGAATTAATTAACCGAATGTTACATAAATCGTCGGGTCTTTCATATGAAGACGTGAGAGAAAGATACGAACATTTTAGATCACGTTGTACATTATCCTTAGATGAAATGATAATTAAAAAATCTCAAAATATGAAAAAAGAGGATGGATGTACAGAACCGTTATATGGTGAAAAAGCGAAATGTGTCATCCATATTGTACCACAAGCGAAAAAATGTAAAACATTCAATATTCATAAAAAATGTATTAAGCGTAATCTTACAAAAAGAAAAAATGTTTAGTCAACTATTACGAATAACTCATAAAATATATATAGAATCATATATATATTATTTATGTTATCAGATAGTATTACATTTTCAAGTGATTATATTTCGGAAAATGAGGTTGATACATCACACAATCGAAATACTGTACCTATAATACGTAAAAAAAACGTTCCATTCTGGAGCGAAAACCCGAATGTTTTATTTCAAACAGAATACATTACAGAATTTTTTCCTGTGAATGGAATGTCCTTCTCTCAAAGTCTGAATGCAATCACACGAACGATTATTCTTCTATCTATTATTGGGTTTATAATGACTCGTAATGTAAGCTTTTTCGGAGCATTAGCAATAACGATGATTGCTATTTATTTTTATTATACGATTCAGACGAAAAATAAAGAGGATCAAAGTGAAGGATTTGAGAATCCAGGCATAACGGTAGTGAATGATCCTAGATATAATAAACAAAGACAGATTATTAAAGGATTCGATACGTCAAATATCATATTTGATGATATTACATCTACAAACCCATTTTCGAATGTATCCATACCGGATTATGATACAAATGTAAATAAAAAACCGGCACCTCCTGCGGGGAATCAAGAGGTTGGTAATAAAATAATTGCTGCTGCAAAACAAATGGTTGTTGAAATGAATCGCGATCAACCGGATATAGCGGATAAATTATTTAAAGATTTAGGCGAAAATTTAGAGTTTGAACAATCTATGCGAAATTTTTATTCAAATCCGTCTACGACGATCCCTAATGATCAAGCTGCATTCGCTGATTTTTGTTACGGAAGTATGATATCTTGTAAAGAGGGGAATGCTTTTGCATGTGCACGTAATTTAGACCGGTATACAAATTAATAGATGTGTTTATTTTTATCTTCTATTTATATATTAAAGAATATGAATAGTACAAACGGATATTTATTTAACAGTATGGGGCGTATTGGAATCGATTTTACGGATCAAACAGCGGAAAATTTATATAATACCCGTTTTGGAAATTATATGATTTCGAATTATTTTAGCGATAGTACAAGTGATAAACATATAAAATTTGCTACACAACAACCTGATATTATGTCAAATGCGAGTATGGGTGTTGCAGGGGGGGTAATCGACCAATATTCATTTTTATTGACAAATACGGATTCCGAACGACCTTTAGAAAAACTTCAATTGAATCAGCGAATTTTTAGCACAGTTCCATATTTAGGAAGAGGTAGTGGTGACCCTACATTAGAATCTCAGTTGCTACAAGGAGAGATGGTTTCAGATAAAAAATCCGTATCTACAGTATCCGAATTATCATATATAAATTATGCGACTTATCCGATGATGGATGATTTAAAATCTCGTATTGGAAATACAACATATTCAGTACAAGAAGATGCGATGGATGGATGGGTACGAGGGGGGACATGTGCGAGAGATGTTAATTTTAGTAATAATGCTAGACCGAGAGATTCTAATTATTAAATATTATAAAATCTAATTATAATATATAAATATAATGAACGAAGCAATCACACGTGAAGAATTAGTTGGTGTTTTCCAAAATATAATTGATGATTTATCTTCCCATGAATCACCCGAAGAGATGGATATTGAAGAAGAGATGGATATTGAAGATAATCAAAATGGTGATATGAGTGAAAATGGTGAAGGAGATGAATCTTCTCAAACAGGAGTTACTACGGATGTTGAATCTCCTCAAGATCAAGAAATGGCATCTCCTGAAGATCAAGAAATGGAATCTTCAGATGGTGCAGAAATGGCATCTCCTGAACAAACAGAAATGGCATCTCCTGAACAAACAGAAATGGAATCTCCTGAACAAACAGAAATGGCATCTCCTGAACAAACAGAAATGGCATCTCCTGAACAAACAGAAATGGAATCTCCCGAACAAACAGAAATGGAATCTCCCGAACAAACAGAAATGGCATCTCCTGATAATGCAAAAATGGGTGAATCTCCAACCGCAGAAATAAATAAAGGAGGAACTCGACGAGTTCGATTTTTCGATATGTTTAATATGAAACCTAAACGAACAAGAAGACGTAAAAGTAGTAAACGCACCCGTCGTCGTTCCAATAAAAAACCTCGTAGAAAAACGCGTCGTTAAGTAAAAAACAATAAAATCTATATAAATATTTTATTGTTTTTCAATTATAATGTCTAAAATATCTTCTTCTCTTCCATTACCAATCCTATATTCTAACAATACCGAATATCGTCAGGTCATTCGTGAATTTTGTAATATGAATTGTATAGATACGAATGAATCTCTCGATATGGATAATGAAACGCGAGATGAATTATTATTTGATTATATTTCGAGTGCAAATAAAATGGATGAAATCTTGGAAATGACCGAGAGACATCCATTATGGATTGTATTATATGAAAAATCGGCGGCTAAATTTTTCTCCACAGATATTGGAACCGGATTAGCAGTATTACTATCATATGATTTTTTCCCGTTATTTTATGAATGCTGGAGTTTATTCATAACTTCTCCCGAAGAATTCGTAGAATCGAACCCGATTTATAAAAAACTGCTAGATGCACTTTAATAATTTACCATAGAAGTTAACATTATTAACTTCTCTTTGAAGTTATATTGATTTTCATCTATACAGTCATATGCAAATAATTCGGTAAACCCTGTTTTTGTTTCATGTAAATAATCAAAATCCACCAGTTCGTATTCGTCAGGGGATAATTCGATCTGATGCATTTCTATAGTTACTTTCGACTTGAAATTATTGTTCAACAAGGCAATAAATTCTACTAAGGTGTTTATATACTCGATAGAATATATCATATGATAATCTTCGAATGGTTCGCTGCATAGAGTAGTATCATTTTTGTATTTTCGAGTACCATAACAATAAAATCCATTTTCAACATCCGACTCATCGTATAAAATAATAATGCGATTATCCGTTTTTCTTTCATTCTCTAATTCATGTTCAATAACATACAGTAAATTAAATCGTGTCATTCCTAGATATCTTATATCTGCATGTGTATTTAAATTGTTTTATAATATTCTATTCTCATAGTTGAAATTTGAGAGAAAACAAAACACATCAAAAACTATATAAAAAACTACAACAAATTCTTTCTAATGAGTCTTTCCCAAACAGTCACTACTCAAAATGAACTATTGCTTAATAATCTGATGATTTTTTATAAAGATAAATCGCGATTGATGAAAATGATGAGTATTATAAATGGAGAATCGAACATTTCTCTCAGAATCGTAGATTGGTTTGTTACGAATTATGCGAAAATGTTTTTTACAATTTATGATATGCCATTAAAAGAGGGGTCTACGGAAATATGTAGATTCAAGGTTTATCAAGATTATAAACTGAAATTAAAGGCATATTCTAAGAAGAGATTTGACCCATTTTGTAGATGGGAGAGAATTACGGTTCCATATGATGAAAATAGTCATATTGAGACAACGATTGGCCAGTTGAATTTCTTTAAATGGGCGATCGAGAATCGCATTATCGCGTATATTCAGGAAAATTACGCCGATATCGAGAAAGATATGAATGATCGAAATAGCACGTCTAAAACGAAACAATCCGGAATATCTCTCGATTCAACGACTACCGATTCGTCGAATGAAAATGGAAAAACACGGAAAAAACGCGAGGAATTATCTATTTCCGCGTGTAAATGCATAAAAAAAGAGAATGTAAAAATCGTGGTCAAGTTTTCTTAGTTTTCTAAAATATACATATTTATGAAACTTATATAAATATTTATATAGCGATATTATACATGATGTCATTTGAAATCACGTATTTAGAATTTTATGAGATTCTGAGCGATTTTATATTATCTCTCACGATGCCTGGTGCAAAAAAAGGAGAAACCCAGTAAATTCCATCTACCAAAGGTCATTCCATCTACCAAAGCGGTCGTTGATTCGGTTCAATATATAATGGTTTTGGAATAATTAAAGGTATACGATCCGCGATAGAGAGAGATGCGATCGGAATAAGTTCCGGCTGAACATCTGCTTTTGGACGAACTAAATTTGTCGCGCCCGTTCCTCTTAAAAAAGATTCAACATCAACCGAATTATTTGAAAGTTGTGTTCGTGGTAACCAAGATCCAACCAATCCATTTCCTGCAAAATGAGTAGTGATTGCCTGACCATTCGGTTGATATATATAAGATTGGTGTATCCTAGATTGTTCTAAAGACAATTGTTCTAATTTATAGTTCCCAGAAGTATTTTTATTTCTCGTAGATGCCATTTATCTTTTTATATATTCATATAAAAAGATTCTTGATTTTTATTTTTTGAGAGAATGTCTAAGAAACAGATTTTTACATCTAAAAGATCGACCTGAATTTTTATGTTATTATTACATATATGAAACAGACAATAATAGATGATTTAATTACTGTAAGCAACACCAGCCATACCACTCATGACACGAAGGACGTTGTAGTTGACAGCGTAAACACGGACCTTGGCAGTAGCAGTACCTGAAACAGTAGGGGAAGAAAGGACGAGCTGAAGAACAGCATTATCGATTCTGGAAAAGTTACACGATCCAGAAGGCTGATGCTCTTCTGGTCTCAAAGCGAACGAATAAACGTTGATACCAGTATCAGGAGCACGGGTATGGTGTTGGTAAGGCTGAACCTCATCGAAATACGATCCTTCACGCTCAGAGAAACGATCCTGACCATTCAACTGCAATTTAGCAGTAACAACTGGATTCTCTCCCCAACAGTGCATGTCAATGGCAGTCTCGGCAAGAACAAATGAACCAGCATCGGAGACGGCAGATTCAGTTGTGCCAGGAGCAGTAAATATACCGGTGTATTCACCAGATGTTACGACATCTGCAGCACCAGGTAACTGGAAAAGACCAGATGTATTAATAAAGCTATTGGCACCAGATGTCTCGATTGGTCCAGCAAATGCGTGGATGGCGTTAGGAAGAGCATCGACGGCATCGGTGTAGTTGAATGGCTGGGCACCAAGAGTCTTGTAAAGAAGACCAGCTCCATTAAGAGACGAGCAATAGTCGACATTCGCATCCGGCTGAACAACCCAAATAAGCTCCTTGACAGGATGGTTAAAGTTAAGCTTGATTTTATTGGAAGACGAACCAACGGATTCATCACCAGTAAACTGGAGTTGTTCAATCAAATATTCATGAGGATTCTGTGCCATCTTTCTGCGCTCATCAGTATCAAGGAAGATATAATCGATGTAGAGAGAAGCAGCGACAAGGGATTGTTGATAAGCATTTGTGACGGCAACAGATGCATTAGAAGTAGCGGAAAGTGTAGTAACTGCCCAGAGACACTCTCCTAGAGGACGAATATCAAGGTTAATCTTGACTTCGTGGTACTGGAGAGCGATAAGAGGAAGAGCAAGTCCAGGATTTCTGCAAAACCAAAAGAGGAGAGGAATGTAAAGGGTAGTCTCAGGAAGAGCATTACGAGGAGCACAAACCTGACTAGGTCCTCCAGAAGCAGCACAAGGTCCAGCAACAGCAGCAAATGTAGGGTCTGTGACATATGTAAGTTGGGTAGTATTACCAATCAACTTGAAATATCCACGCTGTTGTTCAGATGACATGGTAAGCTGGTTCCAGATATGCATCCAATCACCATACTGACGATCAATTCTTTGACCACCAATCTCAACCTCTACCTGAGCAATAAGCTGCTCACCAATATAATCCAACCATCTAGCATATACACCGCTTCCAGTTCCAACCAAACTTTGGTTAATTTCAGGAAGAGTAACCTGAAGGTATGTACGGTAACAGAGATCTCCGTTACGTGAGATTGTGCATGTAACACGACGTCCAAAATCGGCTTGTCCAGAGAATGTCTGTTCAATCGATTCCATCGCAAAATTAGTATGTCTGCGGTAAGAGACTTTCCAAAAAGTTATCTCAGGGGTTCCGGTAAGGAAAACATCTTGAGCACCGTAAGCAACGAGTTGAAGAAGAGCACCACCCATTTAGGATATATACTTCCTAAAGATAATAATTTCGAGAAAATAGAATAAATAGACTTTATTTTATTTTTTAAAAATATTTTATTTTTTTCTCAATATATTCTCAATATATATATAGAGTTTTGCTAAACTATTTATTTTCAAGATTTGAATAAATAAATGTTTCTAAATATTCCCTTTTAAATATCTCTCGTTTACCTTCATGTTTTTTTGTGAAGATATATTCATCCTCTTTTTTATATATTTTCCATCCATCATTTAATGCATTCATTATAAAAACCATTTTATAAAACTCTTTTTTACTAATAACTTCTTCCATAACGTTTATATAGTTTACATTTATTTAGTATTTTCTAGTTTTACGGAGATATTTTTTATTGCGATATGTTCGTCGTTTTTTATTTGTTTTCTTATTGCGATATGTTCGTCGTTTTTTCGTTTTTTTTGTTTTACTACCTCCATATATTGCTGCAGCTGTATTTAATCTTTCAGATTCACGCCTTAATAAATTATTTGTTTCATCAAATAACGAATTTTCTTTGAATAATTTGTGATTATAATCTTTTTTCTTATCATGCGATAATTCTTCATCTACGTTAGAATCGTCGTTTTTTTCTTTTTTAATCGTATTTTTATTATTCATTTCTATATAATTTTGTATAATAACAATTTCGGTTGAATTTGATTTTTCAAAAAAATACGCTCGTTCACTAATAAATAATGCAGGATAAATATGAAAAATAAGTGGGTAGTTTCTGTATAAACCTTTTAATGTAGAATTAACAATTGCGTCTAATGTAGAATTAACAATTGCGGGATTTTTATAAGTAATTATTTTTTTGAATTTATCTAAAATCGATTTATTTGGACAATTTAATAAAATTTCAAATGTAGTTTTCATCATATTTATCGAAGAATGATTTATTTCAGTTATTTCAGAATTATCGGAATCATCCTTTAAAAAATATCCAATAATAGTAGAAACGGATTCTGGTAACTCGATTGATATTTCTCTGGTATCTTCAGAAACTATATTGGCATCTGTATCCGTAGTAGATCCTCCTACAAATGTTTTTTTTGGAAATAATTGATCAAATAAATCTTTATATAAGATAAATTCAGAATCTTCAGGATTTTTTTTTATTTTAAAATCAATATAGTTTAAAAATAATACATTAAAATTGAACTCGTTTGCGTTGTATCCTTCATACTCTCCAGTTAATTGTTTTTCATCAAATCCAATTTGATTACTATCTATAATTGAAAAAAATGGGTTTACATAAAAAAGATTTTCGGTATATTCATCCGGATTCGCGTCTTCTGAATCGTCTTCTTCCGAATCGTCTTCTTCCGAATCTAGATCATATTCATTCATGGATTCTAAAAACAATTCTAATGCTTCTATATTTTCTGAACGATATAACTCTACATATCTTTCATATTCTACTACTGAATCTTTATATGAATCTATGAGTTGTGTTAATCTTTTTTCTTTATTCGTTGTTCTTGTTGGTCTTGCCTTTTTTAATGTAATTAATGATTTTATAAAATTAATCGTATCATTAAAAAATAATTCAGATGTAATTTCTGTAAATTTATGAAACATTTCATTACTTTCAGGATAAGTAGTTAATGATCCATTTCTTTTTTTTTTAATGATTACCGGAAATCTGGTTTTATGTACTTTCCGATAAAAATCGACAAACAAACATATTCCAAAAAAACCCTTTAAAAATATTTGCAGTTCTTTTGATGTACGTTTTATGTCATCTAGTATATCGCCATTCGGTATATTGCCATTCGGGGTGCTTACACTATCTATTATCCACGTATGTAATGTATTTTCTTGTAGACTTTTGATAAACTCTGATATGCTTGTATTTAATAACGGAGTTGGATTTTGTATTAAAAAATTTCTTTTACGTAATTGACCCTCGTTCTTACGTAATTGATTTTGTATTGGGACTGTAGATTGATCTTCCACTTCTTTTTCAACGTCCACATTTGTTTGTGTTGCTGGTCCTTTTTCTGTTTCAACTTCCACATCTGTTTGTGTTGCTGGTCCTTTTTCTGTTTCAACTTCCACATTTGTTTGTGTTGCTGGTCCTTTTTCTGTTTCTTCTGTTTCTTCTGTTTCTTCTTCTTGCAATTCATCCTCAATTTCAATACTTTCTATACTGGAGATTGCTTCCGTAACAATTAATCTAGAATAATCACTACTTTCACCGCTTACATTATTTATATATTTAAATGTGTTTAAGAGAATGTCTTTTAAATGGTTTTGTTCATCTTGAAAAAAAGATGAACGCATACTTGAAATTACTGGAATAATAATAGCGATAATTGCAAAAATACTCTCACATTTTGATAAAAAATGTTCAGTTTTGAATCTCATTTGTAATGGATACAACGCAGTAAATGGAATATATGCTGCTTTAGTAAAGAATTTTGGTAAATTTACAGAAAGTAAATAATCAGAATCCCTTAATACTTCTGTTTTTTTGAGAGATGGAATACCATCCTTGTTCCATAACTGATATATTTTATCAATCGTATTATTTGTATTTTCAATATTTTTAAAAAAAACATTTATAAAATTAAATACATTATTAATAATTCCGCCAGTTTTAATTATTCGTTTTTTCTCTTCTTTTATTGGAAATGTTACATTATCACCGATTTTTTTTTCTGGACCATCTTTTTCAGGCATACTATCATAGATTTGTTTCAACTTTTCTAATAATTCTGAAAAATAATCTCCTATTTTACTTTGTGTTTCGGATGTAAATATATTAAAATCTGTAAAATCAAAATTGGGAGGGACATCTGCAGAATCTTTATTTAATGATTGAATTGTATTTTCAATAAATTCTCTCATTTTTAGATTTATTTTATTCGTCAAAATATTTTGAATCTCTGCTTCCGTTTTATCAATTAATTGTAAAGAGAGAAATTCATCCGATAACAGATTTGTTAATTCAAAAATAGGTTTATTTGATAATATTTTTGATAATAATATTCTATACCTATTATCAGCTTCTTTTAATGCATCTAATTGATCGACATTATCCTGGACAACCGTTATTTTCGTTAACGCCATTAAAAATTCTTTATTTTGTTTCAGTTTTCTCATAAAAAGCTCAATATTTTTGAAAAAAACGGTAATATCTGTAGTTTGAACAATTCCATCGGTAGCAGCGGAATCAGCACTAGCTGATTCATCCAACGCAGCAGTAGCTGATTCATCCAACGATTTAATCTTATATAATACAAATGTTTTCGGTTCTAAAATCGGTTTTGCCTGATTATCTATATTAATTAGGTCTTGTCGAATATATAAAATAAATCCTTCTTCTGAATTTTGAAGAACTAGCGGAGAATTATAGTTTAATGCACATCCAATCGCAATACGATCGAATGATATAAACATATGTAATCCATTTGATTGAAAATTTTCTACTTCTCCTATGAGTTGATGTTTCGAATCTAATCCTTGAGTACGGTCTTTAAATTGTTGTAGTTCGAATGTTTTCTTGCAACAAGACAAACTTTGAGAAGCATCCCCCACTTTTTTTGCTAATATTTGATAATTCGAATTATAATTATCAATTTCATCCAAAAACTCTCCAGGAATATCATTATTTCCAGTATTAATTAATAATTTTACGAATAGATTTAGTTCTAGACCTTTATTTAAATATCCAGCCATTTGAGACACATTTAAAATGCCAGTACCTCTCGATGATAATACTTTATCTGCATACGCAAAATATCTGGGTTTTTTTGGGTTGGTAATAATTAAATATGCTTCATGATTCGAATAATTGCTATAAAGTTGGTCTTTTGGTACATTCGGAGTTTTATTAGGTTCTGCTTTTATGGATAAATATAAATTTTTATTTGTATATAACATTTTTTCTGGATAAGATGGAGCATTAAACTCAACTTTACTCTCAGTTGTCCAACACGGGAAATATGTAATCGCCTTTTTATTCGCATTTTCCCAACAAAATATAAATTTACTAGTGTTATCTTGGAATCCATAATTTTTACCAGTATGCCACGAGGTTTTTCCCGCAGGGTCATATAATGTCTGTGCATTTTGTACCCAATAGAATTTTTGTGGATTTGTATTTTCAGGTTTATTAATAAGTGCAATATCTTCTCTTACATTTGAATATCCAACGTCACATACAATAAATATATCATTTGTTACATTTGACACATTTAATGCATGTTGAATTTTTGATTTATCTTGGTCTTTATCATCATGTTGTATTCGAGAGATCGTATGAATGATATATCTATCTTTTATACTTTGATGAAATAAATCAGGGGTTAATGGAGTTTGATCTTGAGTAAAGTATTTTTTCATTTCGTCAAGATTAGGGCTTGATTTCTGTTTATCTAAAATATATTCTAATAAAAACCCATTTTCACCCATATGATCATTAGGGCAATTGACGCTAGGTATATTTTCTTTTACAAAAGACTTAATCTTTTCACCTGCACCCGGACCCGAAAATACTTCTCCCAAAAAATCATGTTTTGCATCTGCATATGAGCTGATACATCCCATCTCACTTGTATATTCCCCCTTTATTTGATTTTCAGATGCCATATTATTTTAATCGTATATATATCATTTATAAAAATAAATTTTATATTTTACATAATAAAAATATAAACCACAATCTATAGATAATATATCCAAATGTCAACTATAAAAACCCATACGAATACTCTCGATGAAACCCATAGCGAAATTATGACACAATATTATGTAAATGAAACAACGATTCTTCCTAAACTGGAGGAGGATATTATTGAACTAAAAAATAAAATAAAAATGTTAAAGCCTAACCAAATTGATGAATTTATGGATATCAAAGACGTTATTTTAAAAAAACGAAAGGAGATAAAAGAAATCAAAAACCAAAAAAAGAAGTATCTCTTAGAAAATTCGAAATATATTTTTGATTATTTCGAACAGAAAAAAGATATTTCGAGCGGCGGCGGGAAACAGAACATAAATATCTTGAATCATTTTTTTAAAATAAAATCGTCGGATCCGTCAAAAACAACAAAACAATATCTAGCCTCTCGAAACCTTTACCAAAATTATTGGAGAAATGTGAATAACGAAATTATAAATATTCAAGACTATGTCATCCAATCAGATATTTGCGAATCCTGTCAATCTGGAGAGATGATTCCACAGGATGAAGAAGGTATTCTAATATGTAATAATGAAAAGTGCGGTAAATTTATAATATACATTATAGATTCTTCAAAGCCTACGAATAAAGAGCCACCGAACGAAGTTTCATATACGGCATATATTCGATTAAACCATTTCAAAGAAATTCTCTCGCAATTTCAAGCAAAAGAAACGACTCAAATACCGAAAGACATCATCGATAAAATCAAAAATAGAATTAAAAAAGAGAGAATTCGTAATTATAACGAACTGAATTATGATAAAATGCGAGAGATTCTAAAAAAATTAGGTATGAATCGGTATTTTGAACATATCCAATATATAAATTCGTTATTTGGGATAAAACCGCCGATTATGAATGAAGAACTGCATGAAACGTTGTGTGTTCTCTTTATTGAAATACAAAAACCATGGGCAGTACACTGCCCTCCAAATCGTACAAATTTTTTTAATTATACATATACGTTACATCAATTATGTGTATTATTGGACCAAACTCAATATCTTCCATATATTCCTATGATGAAAGATCGAGAGAAGCAATTAGAACAAGATATGATATGGAAGAAGGTATGTGTTGAATTGGATTGGGAGTTCTTTCCAACAGTATAATTAAAATATTCGTTAATATATATTAATGAATATAAAATCAACTTTAGGGAATTTATGTACTCCTGCAAAACTTTATTTAGCATTATCTGTAATTGCGCTTATTTTTGTCGCAATCAACTCGTTTAGTTTTATTACCATTATTATAAAAGTTATATTTATTGCGTTATGGACATTTATATTGAATTGGATATGTTCAAAAGGATATACCACAATTTCATGGATATTAGTTCTTCTTCCATATGTTTTATTTATTCTCATGTTTTTGGTTATGTTAGAAATTGCAAATAAAACGGCGAAACACCATATTGCTCAGTCTCAACAAAATGTAGTACAGGCACCTTCTTCTACTATGCCCCCGTCTTCAGGAATGGTAAAAGCATCTACTATGAACACCGGTATGGATTATTCCGTAGCAACTGTATAAACGCTAAATATAGCACTATCATTTTATCATTATATATTAAATAAATATGACCGTTCGAATGAAACGTCGGTCTAATAAATATACTCGTAAACATACACGTAAATTGAGAAAACCTCTACTTACACAGTTCGAATCCTATATAAAATATTTACATTTAGGAAAAACTGAATCTCCTGATTTGAAACCCATCGAATTTACTAAACAAAATTCTTTACCTCATACAGAAATTATTGAGATTTCAAAAAAAATATTGTTAGATATTATTCATAAATCGACCTATTCCGTATTGCCTTATTATTTTATGCAACAATCAATACCAATTAAATATCAAGATGATTATGTAAGTAAATATAATAGCGGGAATTGCGTATTTTTTGCGAAAAAAGTATTGAGAGAATTGAAAACTCATGGAATTCACGGCTATTTAATACCCGCAACTACACTACAAAATCTTATGCAGCCCGATTTTCCGGAATTTTGCCATTGTGTAGTTTTAGTAAAATCCGAAAACTTTTTTATTTTATACGAACCTGCATTTTATATTTTAGAACCAATCGTTATAAATATAGATGGTACACCTACTCCGTATAGAATCGATGTTTATGAAAAAGAATGGTTATATACATATGATAGTGAAACGAACCGAATAAATGTAACCGATCGGGATGGAAACCATCTATTGTATTATAATATCATGAACATATTAAACCCGACTCTTGCGATCTCTTATCCAGTAAATATTCATAATAAACGATTGCCGATCGTGAGATATGACGCATATCAAAATCGAAAACGCGCACATCTCTCAGTACGATTAGATACAAAATGTCTAGAAGGGTATAATGTATTATACGACAAAACAAACTATGATGGATGGTTTCCTAGATTTGATTATAATGAATTACTGGATATGCCTATTTCAGATAAAGAAAAAAAACATAAACTATCACTATGGATAGGTCTCTCCACAGATCAGTGTAAATCTCTCTTATGTAATAAAACCGATTTAATTAATAAAATATATGATATTATCAAATATAATCATAAGCTGTGACAGCATAAATAGACATAAAATATTATTATATAATAATATTTTATAGAGTAATGGTTTATCTAGTAATGTTTATTAAACACCTACCATTTTTAGACCACCTATGAGGTTAATACCTAAACCAGCACCTGCTCCGGAACGAGCACTCTGTCCCATAGAAGGAATAAATACATCTAATATGCTAAATGTGGCTGCTGCCATTAATCCGATAATTAATACTTCTTCTATATTAAGCGATTTCTTTGGGATAGTATAGGCAGCAACACCTACGATGAAACCCTCGATTAAGTATTTAATAGCTCGTTTAATAAGCTCACTAAAGTCGAAAGAATTGTGCATTTCTTATATATATTATAGAAAACAAAAAAAATAGAGATTAAAATTATTAATCACCCTTTGAAATTACTTAAATAGATTTCCTAAAGTTTTATATAAATGTCTGGATTCGAACGAAAAGTCCTAAAAAACGGCAAACCAAATCCAAAATATATTGATTTATGCGACGAAGATTCTCCGATCGCTGGTCAAAAATTTACTTGTTTATCATTTGTTTCCCCCGAGAAGATTTTAAAAAAACGTGAGTTATTTATGTTCGATCAATTCCTAAAGCAATGGGATTTTAAAAAGTCGATGGATAAATTTCATGATTTTATTCAATATATTTCGTATAAATATAATTTAAAAGTAGACACTATCTTAAATGATTATACCGAATTTATACAAGAAGAAGGTAGTAAACTAAAAACAAATTCGGTCGAAGACGATTATCATACATTTTTAGATAAAAACGAAGAATCATTAACTGAACGATTTCAAAAAGAAAATCAATTTCAAACATCTGTTCGCGGATTAAAAGTGCGTGGTGTATTTAACAGCCAAGAAGAAGCGGAATTAAGATGTAAAAAACTACGAGATATTGATCCAAGCCACGATATTTTCGTTGGACCAGTCGGGATTTGGATTCCATGGGACCCAGATGCATATAAAACGGGTCGGGTTGAATTTATGGAAGAAGAGTTAAATCAGTTACATAAAGAGAAGATGATGAATGAAATGAAAGCAAAAGATGATTTTGAGAAAAGGGTCAAAGATGCAAAGAAAAAGGCGATTGAAGAGAACATTAAAAATGCGGAAAAAAGTGGGAATAAATTGACACAAACCATAGACGAGGATTGTAATTTAATCGGAGTAAAAGAGACGGTCGATTTTGAGAGCAGAACTGCTACTACAGAAGAAGAAACGAAGGAATATAATACAAATATTCTAAAAGATGCAAATAAATAAATAAATCTATGCGGTCTTCTTTTCGCATAAGTCTCCGTATGCATGAAGAAATATGGTGCCTTCTGCATTTGTTTCAAAATCCATTCGTAAATTATATACTCTTAAATCACTATTTTTTTGTTTCACGATTTCCTTTATTTTTTTGAGAGCACTATTCCGCAATTTATCAAAAATAGTATTATCAAATCCTGCTTTACCAAAAACGTTTGCAACACTAGTGAATAAACCACGTGCTATATTTATTGCGGTAGATTCTGTCAAATGAATAATGCCTAGAGATTGATATGTAGATGGAATAAACTGTACACTTATATATATATTACCTTCGTTGTTTTCATTCGGAAAAAAATATGTGTCAATATCGTGATTATTTGGTTCGGTAGTTGTATCAACCGTAGGATTATCAACAGGAGGAGCAGTCGCAGCGGTATCAACCGTAGGATTATCAACAGGAGGAGCAGTCGCAGCATTATCAACCGTAGGATTATCAATAGTAGGAGCAGTCGCAGCGGTATCAACAGGTTTTTCGGTACTTGCACCGGCTTTGTATTTTTTCGTAGAATTATTCTGTCTTTTTTTTAATCTTCTAAATTTTGTATTCATATAATATAATATATATATGAATATATATATATTTTTGATGTATTTTCAAAAACTATCATTATTTTCCGTATAATCGATATGCGTATTTATTAACCGCATACTACGTCTAATATTTTTTGAAAATATGAATTCTTCATGGTCTTTATCTTTAATATATTTACCAGTCGGAATGCGAAAAGGTTTCAATTCATCACTTTGGTCTTTGAACGATACCTTTTTCTTATTCGAAGAATTCGAAGAATTTGATCTGGCGAATTCCGCCGCAATTTTACGTGCTTTTCGAGAGTTATCCCGTTTTACGATTTTATTAAATCCAATAGTGGATGTTTTCTGAAAAGCGGAAATATCCGTCGTATCCGTCGTATCCATCGTTCTTCTCTCTTTTATTTCATGCGAGCGTTTAACTCTACGCGTATTTTCTTTTGTACTAAAATATGGACAATAGTCTGAATCGGAATCCGATTCTTTTTCTACGATTTCAGACATTTCGATATCTTCTTCTATGGTGAAATACTCGCTTGATAATCGTTTTTTAAGATTACGCGAAATTTGTCGCATTTCTCTCGCAGAATATGAAAACCCGTCATCTAATGGCACTAAATCTAACGGCACTACGTTTAATATTGTCGACATAAAGTGGATATAGTTTCATAATTCTAAAACATAATAAATTCAATTTTATGAAGATGATATAAAAATCGTGGAGTTCATAGGATAAAATACTGCTACCCAAGCTCTCTCAAAATAATGGCCTACTTCAGGATTGGAACTGCGATTTAATTGCGATATTAAATTTTCATAATATTCTTTTGGATGCTGTAATATATCTTTTTTTGAAACTGAAAAAATTCCAAAATATGTCATATATTGAATGGTAATCTCTCCGAATATGTCTTCGTACCATTTTCCAAAAGGTCTTATTTTAGATAATTCCAAAGATGATTCTGGATTGATTTGTTTATTCGTCGTATTTGATGTTATCCAATCATTTAATGAAAAATCGTAAAAATCGTTTTTTATGTTCGGTGAAATAGTATCGTATAAAAATACTGCGTTATTATGTTCTTGAATAATATTTAATAGTTTCTTCGCTTTGGTATTTTTATAATCCATTTCGCACGACCCGGGTAAAAATATTGTTATATCCGCTAAATTATCATAATTTTCGACGATATGATATAAATATGTATGATCACATTTACCTACATTTGGTAAATCTACTATTTTTTTAACATTATCAGGTTTATTAAAATTTGAATTTTGTCCTTTGTTATAAATAATGAGATTATATTGGTTGAATGGTTCACTCGTTATCCAATCTAAGGATTCATTATATCGAGATATAATGATTTCACAATCGGGAATTGACGATTCAAATCCTTCTACTATGATTTTATGGAAAACTACTATCAAAAATATTATTATAATACATAACAATATTATACCAATCAAGAATGGTTTTGATAATTTCATATATATTATATTTATATATAATATAATTTTAGATAATCCTCGAGTTTAATCATGTCTAATAATGTAGATATTCGTATTTTTTACCATCTTTACCACATAGTTTATCATCTTCACGACAATATTTTGCATATTCATATTCAATCTCTCCAGATACCAGATCTTTTTTACCAAATAATTTACATTTTCCATAGTTTGAATCATCTGGTAAGGATTCATACGGATCTTCTTGATGGTATTTAATGTAATGGATACAATTTATACATGCAGGTAAATGATTATTTACAATTATTGAAAATTTTTTTGAATATTTCATCATATTCATTATAAATATTTATAAATATAACTATTTATTTATATATATAAATATAATATATATGAAATTATCAAAACCATTCTTGATTGGTATAATATTATTATGTGTTATAATAATATTTTTGACAGTAGTTTTTGATAAAACCATAGTAGAAGGATTTGAAGAAGATAGTATTCCTAAAAAAATTTGGACATTTTGGGATAGCGAACCTCTTCCAGAAGTAATTCAAAAATGTATTAATACGTGGGAAACACATAATCCAGATTATGAAATAACTGTCGTAAATAAATCGAACTTATCTACCTATCTACCAGATGTAGATTTTTCTAAAATAAAACATATTGAATCGAGTACTCGATTTTCGGATATGGTTCGATTACATATTTTAGATAAATATGGTGGAATTTGGAGTGATGCATCTATTATTTGTATTAAACCATACGATTCATGGATTTCTGAGAACATCAGCGAATTTATCGGATTTTATATGGATAGTTTTACTTTACCAGAATTTAAAGAATCTTCTCCTGTCATCGAAAGTTGGTTTTTTGCCTGTAAAAAAGGTTCAATATTAGTACATGATTGGTTAACCGAATTTTTACGTATTTCGGACTATGATACTATCGATAATTATGTGGAAGCAGTAAAATCGGAAAATGTAAATCTTCAAAATATCGATTATCCTTCCTATTTATCGATTCATGTATCTTGTCAAAAAGTTTTACAAAAAGGTAAGCATAAACCATATCAGTTTAAACTATTGAAAGCAGAAGATACTGCGTTCAAATATTTAAAAACGAATGAATGGAATTCTGAAAAGGCTATCCAAAATATGTTAGATTGTAAAAAGAACGATAATACACCAGAGAAATCTTGTGAGTTATTTGATACTCCGATTATAAAATTAAGGGGTGTAGAAAGAAAGACGATTGAAAAAAATCACTCTGCGGATCTATTATTTCAATAATGCGACAAATCATGGAATCTGTCATATTATTCGTATATGCTGTTATTTCATTTATTATTATTTGTACGAATATATTATTGTATAGGGTTTTTATGTCATATGTATCCATATCATAATCCGTCGTATAATATCCGCTAATATTTTTTTTGATAAATTCTATTACTTCATTTTCAGTATCATTTTCGATAATGATATTATATTGAATCATTTTGTCGTAATTGTTTTCAATCCAGTATATTTTATTATATAATTCTCCTTCTGTATATGTCTGTTTTTGCATTATAACTAATCAACATCATTATTATACGTTTATATTCTTATACCGAGATTCAAATAATATACATCTAGTAAAGAAAAAGAAGAAAAACAAAAACGAGAGAAAACGTGGATTTTGAAAAATAATTGAGAATGCTATATCCGAAAATTGAATGATTCTATAATCATTTACAATAATAATGATAAAAAAGAATTCCTACCATTTATTCTTTTTTACCGTAATTTGCGGTCCAGAACTTCTTTTTTTAGATTTGCTAGGATCATATGCTTCTTCGTCGTCATCCGTCAACCCTTTTGAGAGTTCCCAAAATTCTTTTGATCCTAGTTTAAAATCGGGTCTCCCCTCTGCTTTATACCAGAAAATCTGATCGTTCAATTTATTGGATTTCGAATTATTATTAATAACCAAACATTCGTAATTTTCGGTGGTTTGATCCATTACAGAGTTGAACGCTTCTAAGGTTGGAAACATAGAGGCATAATTCTCCCAGATTCTTTTACGGTTTGTCATATACGGTTCTCTTAAAATAAACACATAATCGATATTCGTACGAAGATTTGGTGGTATACCAAGAGGATACTGCATCGTAATGATCAACATAATTTTCCAGTGTCTACCATTCATAAATAATAATCGCATTAACTTATCACGTGTCCACGATTGGTCATATAAACAATCATCTAGAATAACAAATGCACGTGGATCGATTGTGGTTTTTTTGTACGTTTCCATCTCTTTATTTACTTGTTTAAGAACCCCTTTTTGACGTCGTAATATATTTTCGATTAAAACTGTATTATATTCTTCGTGGATAAATAGTTTAGGAACATGCGCGGCATAAAATCCATTACCGGCTTCTGTACCAGAAATAACCGTCCCGATCGGAATATCCTGATGATGATATAATAAATCTCTTACTAAGTATGATTTACCGGTGTCGCGTCGTCCAATCATTACAATTACAGGTCCTTTATTTTCATCTGGTTTAAATGTAATTTCCCGCATATTAAATTTTTTCAATTCTAATTGTGCCATTACTATTAAATAGAGATATATGTAAATATGCATAAAATACTATTCTTATCTAAACGCGGATAAATAACTATTTTTTATTATTCATGAGATATTATACAAGTTAAATGTTAAATTGTTTCTCTAAAGATTCTTTTTCTCTCGGATATAAGAAAATAGGTCTTCCAAAAAAAGAAGATTTAGAACAACTGATATCTACGGATGCTTCTACCGTATATCATCCATTCAAAATAGCAGATCTTCAAAATTATAACCCTATCTATAGCGAGATTTTCAAATTATCGAGTAAAAACTATAATTCGATTTCTTTAAATCAGAAAAAACAGTTTATATTTACCGAAGATAAACAACCCGAAAATTCGAATACGGTAAATGTAGCCGACTGTTTTATAAAATATTCCCCTCTTTTAGACCCATATCGTTATTTAACCGGAAAATATACGATTGATGATTCTCTCGTAAATCTTCCGAAAATAGATAACGGGACTTATCATAGTAAATTAAAAGACCCGAATAATGCCTCCTACGTTGATAATTTTTTCTGTTATCTAAGTAGCAACTTATTAAATCATCACGGTTTCGTAAATTCGATTGATTATTATGGTTCTTTTTTAGGAATACAAGAAAAATTTCGTGTAAATATCGCAGATGATATGGATAATCTGCGAAGTTCTGATTTTTTTATCAATCAAAAGAATATATTATACGAAATATATGAAGTTGAAGAGGACCCATTTATGAATTTTGGGTCTAGAAAAAATAAAGATAAACTATTATTTCATAATGAATCCAATATCTCTCAAATATCTGTTGATAATTTAGATGGAACCTCGGAGAAATCCACCCCATCTCTATTAGAAGATATAGAAGTCATTTATAAAACGGACCATGAGGATGAAGTGGACGATGATTCGTCAAATAACAGCGATATGAATTATACTTCTTCTGAGGAGGAAGAATACGATGGTGATGAGGAAGAAGACGATGGTGATGATGAAGGAGACGATGAAGAAGACGACGATGAGGATGAAGACGATGATGAGGAAGAAGACGATTCTTCTAATACTTCAGAACTCCCATTATATGCATATATCCGTAATTTTCCAATACAGATGATATGTTTAGAACCTTGTAAAGGAACCATCGACAGTTTATTCGAATCTGGTAGTTTGGACGAAAGTACGGCTGCTGCCGCATTAATGCAAATTATTATGTCTATGATTGCATTACAACATGCGTTTCATTTCACACATAATGACTTACATACAAATAATATAATGTTTATTGAAACCGAGGAACAATACCTGTATTATGAATATAATAAAAAAATATATAAAGTACCTACTTATGGTAAGATTTATAAAATAATTGATTTTGGAAGAGCCATTTATAAATTCAACGGAAAAATATATTGCAGCGATAGTTTTTCACCGGAAGGAGATGCAAATACACAATATAATTTCGAACCATGGTTTAATGAAAATAAACCGCGCATAGAACCAAATTATTCATTCGATTTATGTAGACTCGGGTGTTCCATCTTCGATTTTATCCTAGACGAAAACTATCAAGAAGATGAGACCGAATTCGATGAATTACAGCGTACAATAATACGTTGGTGTAGCGATGATAATGGTAAGAATGTTCTTTATAAAAAATCCGGAGAGGAAAGGTACCCGAATTTTAAATTATATAAAATGATTGCCCGAACTGTACATAAACATACCCCCGAATCACAATTAAACTACCCCTATTTTAAACAGTTTATGTTATCTGACAAGAAAACAAAAACCATCGAAAAATCCAAAATAATGAATATCGATAAATTACCAAGTTATACATAAATCGAATCATGAAACCACGTAACAAAATGATAATTATACATATTTATAAGATGTCCTAAAGAACCGATAAGATGAAGGATTGCATGCGAAGGATTCGCAACCTCGGGATTCGGATCGAATGAATATTTATTTTGGAAATATCCGACCGTATACATATATACTACACTAAAACAAGATGTGATTGGTATGGTTGAAAGCGATTTTATATTTTGGGAATTTGAGAGAAGTTGCGTTTTCCAAAATATATATCCTCCGTAAATTATAATACATAAAATAGTGAACTTATCTGTATAAATGAGTTGGGATTGAAAGTCGGGACTCGAGAGAAAGATACCACTATAAATGAACGAAGACGTTATTGTTACTATTAAAAAAAGCCATGCATATACATATTCTCTGCACCACGTATTATAAATAATGTTTAATATAAAGGATAGACATGTATATCGTAATAGATGTTTATCATATAAACAGGAAATCATTACATATAACTTATGGAATGATTATTATGAATTAGACGGAACGCTTTTCACCAAGATTGAGGTAAACATCTAAAAAGTGGGAGTATCCGTAAATACTTGGGCAGCTTCAAGATTCAACGTTTTTGTTTCTGTAATGACATTCATAAAATCGGTGATTGAACCATTCATATAAAATACTCCATATGCCGCAACCAAAGCCGAACTAAATACAAGTATTCCTTCCGTTATAATTTCTTTTAATGGTTTATACTCTTTATCCATATACTTCATTTTAATAATTTGCAGAATAATAAAACAAACTGTAGTAAAAAATGCTAATAAAAAGATATTTTCGGATTTCATATACATTATTTATCAATAATTATATTAAAATAATTACGCAGATATTATAATGAAATGATATCGTCTAATAAATTCTCGTCGTCTTTTGACGAACTATTCGACCCTCCGTTTAAATCAAAAATATCTAATATTCCTAAATCCACATTTTCTCCCGCATCAATTTTAATTCTATCCTCATCTTCGTCGTTTTCCTCTTCTAATTTGCGTTGGATTGCACGTTCCATACTAATTTCATCTAAACGTTCGATTGTTTTTGGAGCATTCACCGTCTCAATCGTCGAATCATCATTCATTACATAATCAAAATCGTTGAATGATAATTTCGTGGTTACCGGTTCATCGTCTATATTTTTAATAGAGGGTACTATCTCAGGAGGTGCTGTTTCAGAAGAGGATTCGTCTTTTTCATTCAAAGGTACATTTTCTTCATTCTCTGTGGATGATGGGTTATCACCTTCTTCGCTACCTTTTACTAATTCGGGCTCTTCTATATTTTCAATAACAACTTCCTCTTCTCTCTCGACAGATTCATCCATGTATGCGCGAATAATATCCTCGGTAGGAATACTCTCTCGAATCGCCGTTAAAATACATTCTTGGATAATGATTTCCATCTCTCGATAGTATTTCTGTTGTTGTAATGCAGTAATACCTTTCTCAAATAAATATACATTCATATACATTTTACGTGCAGTATGAATATATATTTTATGAATAAATGCATCCAGTTTAGGAATCGAAATATCGATTTTCTTCTGTTTATTTCCAACGCGAATACAAGTAAGTACTTTTAATTGAATAATATGTACACACGTAATTAAATCTTCTAAATAATTACATCCGCTACGTTGGATAATTCGTTTTCTCTCCTCTTCTACAATAATCGAATTCCATTTTGTAACACGCGATAATAAATTTTGGAATGTCATTAAATATTTATTCACTTCATCCGTATCCTGGCACATTTTCCACGCCTCATTAAATATGGATTTGATGCCTTCGATGACTAAAGGTGTAAAAATACTCAATAATCTAGAACACCACTCGTTTCTAGATTCTTGTAAATTTGAAATCACAAAATCGTCCATCAATTATATAAAACCTACGTTTTTTAAATTACAATCTAAACGTAAAAATATATAATCCAACATATATAACATTAATAATCTCTCGCATCGATATTCAGAACGAACTTTATCAAAACATAGTATGATTCTGGATATTTCATATTCCGAAAAATCCAAAGTCTGGGTTTTTATCCAATCTATAATATCTAAACACGAAAATCCGTCGTTGTATAATTGTACAGACAGTTTCACAAATTCAATATGCGAATATTTTTCTAAAATAGATTTATCTAAATAGAGAGAAGTTGTTAAAGTGTTCGAAATTCTATGTAAATTCTGAATCCGATTCTCTGAATCTAGCGTTTCGGGGATATATATCTCGCAGAATCGAGATAAAATCGGATTTAATAGTTTATTTTTATTTTCAACGATTATAAAAAATCGCGTATTATTACTAAATAATTCGATACAACGTCTAAGCGCACTCTGTGCATCGATCGTCAAAAAATCTGCGTTTAGTAATACGATTGTCTTAAATAATACTCCTTTGTTTGATTGGATGTTCGATTTTGCGAAAAATTTCAATTCTTCTCTTATGAATTTAATGCCTTTCCCGTGTGCACAGTTTACTAACATTATATTTGATTTCATAAGTGGCTTGTTTTCGGAATAGATTCGATTTAAGAACCAGTGTACAAGGGAACGTTTACCTGTTCCGGATGCTCCGTGGAAAATGATATGCGGGATTTTCTTTGATTTATAAAATTGCTCTAATTGGATTTTTATTGGAAGATGGATATTCTCTTGATTCTCTCGACTTTCTAAATTCATAATTTGAGAGACTGGATTTATATGAAAAAACGGATTTTTTTATTAAGTTATTATTAAAAATATAATATAAATAAAAAATAATAATAGTTATAAAATATGGATCAGGATATATCTAACAATAAAAATACAAAAATAGATATTGTTACATATTGTTCAGGATATCCATTCGAAGTATTTGATAGGTTTATTGGATCATTAAATGACACCGGGTTTTCCGGAAATATACATATCATTATTAATGATTTTGATATACCAGTTATAAACAAAATCAAAAACAAATATAAAAATGTTTTTCCTGTAAAAGACAATTTGGCAAAAAATACGCATATCAATTGTCACCGATTTTTTTGTATTAAACACCTATTAGAAAATAAAGAGTTTGATTGTGATTATTTTTTGATATGCGATTCGAGAGATGTATTATTTCAAAAAAATATTGAGACATATCCATATGATCCGAATATTGATATTTATGGATTTTTAGAAGGTATTAAGATTATCAACGAACCAGTTTATAATGTAAAATGGGTTAAAATGGTAGAACAAATCGTAAAAGAACCAGTATACGATGAAATATGTAATAATAATATTATTTGTTGCGGAACTACGATCGGTAAAATAGATCCAATAAAAAAATATGTAAATAAAATGTGTAAAATTATAAAAGATAATAATATAACTTTAAATCTAGATCAAGGTATTCATAATTATCTTTTATATCTAAATAAACTAGAATTAAACATCAAACTTTTATCAAATGAGGATAATTTTATAAATACGGTTGGGAACGATCTTCATAAAATAAATGAAGATAGTTTAATTGTAAATAAAAATGACGATGTTTCATACGTAGTTCATCAATATGATAGATTTTCAAAAGAAAATAGAGAGAAAATTTCTGTAAAGTATAACTATAAAATATAAAATCTATCGAATATATTATTTTTGATAAATCTTCAAATAATCATTAAATATTACACCGACCAAAAAGTATAAAAAAAAGTTTTATACTTTTTATATAAAATTTAAAAATCGAATAATGCATCAAATCAAATAATGCATCAATCAAATAATTCTATAAATCAATCGTAAATTTCACTTGAATTGATTTTGCAAATATGCAGTGAGAAATATATTTCTCCTTTTCTGGAACATAATATCGATTGTATTCGACAATCTTATACTGGTCGGTATCGGTGATAAATACCCCCGATTCGAATTCGCGGCCGACAGATTTGTCCGGAACGTGTTTAAACGTAAGCATTACGTGTAGATTTCCCTTGTACGATTTTTTACTTACAGTCGTAAACCCTCTCGTCGTTGAAAGAATCTTTGAATAAACAGTATGAATATTATCCTTCAGAACCGGAATCTGACTCATCTTAAACATCTGATTCGTGAAAATAATATCATCATCTCCATCGTCCAAGATATCTTGATACTCTGATACTGTAACCATTTGCTTTGGAATACACCAACAATATACATCGTCGTAGTGAAACTTGAGTGTCTCTTCGGACAGTTTAGGATAACTTGTAATATAGCTCATTTATCAAATTTACCAAATGATAGAAAATATATCTTCTAAAAAATAGAAAAAAAAAATTTCAATTTTATTAAAATTAGTGTTTATCCATTTCTCAAATATAATCACACGGTTCGACTTTCCAATCGCCATTTTCTAAAACAACAATTTGGAACGGTTTACCACACCCGTAAATGAATCCGGATTCTACATACTTATCACATTCTGCTTTAGAGGAATGTGGTGGAATTTGTTCATGATTCGATTTATACATTCCGTGTCGAAAGATTTTACAGTTTAATTCCTGAACGATAATATATTCTTGACAGTGTGGACAAATAATAATCGGATTATTTATATTTGGGATTGATTCTTTTGATTCCGCCATCGAATTCATATAAATAATAAAATACTTATTTTTATTATTTTTTTTATTATATATAAATCCCTTTTATGATAGTTTTACTAATGAAATAGGCGAATTTGGAACAATTGTAACTATTTTGGAATTCGTATCTATATTCATCAATACATCGGATACATCGGATTCTTGTGCGGTTTCAGATAATGCATTTTGATCCATGATTTTGGATTGTTTTTTCTTTGGTGCTCTATGTTCATATCCTTCTACTCGTTCTTTTTCTATGGTTTTCCATATATCGTTCATTTTAGATAGTGCCGAAGTGAACCATTTTCGATTTCTTCGAACAAGTACACATGAAAATTCATCTATATACCAATATTGTATTTCGTATAATACGAACTCCTCTTCAAGTTCCGCTTTGGTAGTCTCAATCCATTCTGAAATATTCGATTTATCTAAACGGACATTTAATGGTAGGAATTTATATAAAGGAGTGTCGGGGATACAATCTTTACGCGTAAAATAGAGGACCAACCCTTTATTTCCTTGATTTCGAGATGTATCCTGCCAAAATTCTTCTTCCGACGAATATTCTTTGAATCGCGTTTCTAAAAAGTCACATTCATTCAAATCACATGTTTCCATTTGAATTTGCATTTGTGTCCAGTATGCCTCGCTCGGAATACCGTCTATTTCTCGATTTACTATATTTTTGATTTCTAACATACGACCGTAGAGTACAGAGGAAGGGTCGCAGTTTATTCCATCGGGAGAGGCTCCGATAAAGTGTATTTTTTGATGGGGGATACATCCGAATTCTTCTATTTTTGTATTAAAACGATACTCATATAACATGATGGAAAGGGTTTCATATTTTGTTCCCCAGTGGGTAGGTAATGAAGTATTTACATAGTTATTTGTAGGTTCTTTTATGATATAAGGCTTACATTTTTCATAAATGAGAGAATTTACGTTTGCGTCTGAACCGAATATTTTATAAATATTACTCGCGGTAATTAAATTATGGCGGAATTCATACCATTCAGGAGTCCGCTGGATGGGTTGAGGAATCTTACGTAAAATATTTAATTGGTTTGTGATTTTAATGATATCGGTCTGAGAAAGAGGGGAAGGAGTAGATAATGCTTCAGAACGTTTTGGTAATTCATGAATATCCATATACAATTCAAGGGTATTTTCCGCCAGTTCTTGAATACTATCTAAAACGGGTTCATCGAATTCGGTACACATATCGGAGAGAATAAGTCCGTCAAAAACCGTATGGATTACTTCCGAAATTATATTTTTTTGGAAATCGGGTTTTGAGAATTGAAGATATTCTTCGGGAGTAGATAATAATTCGTCGATTTGTATTTGTATTTGTTCTTCGATCTCTTCATACTGTTCTTCTGTTATAATAATGGATTCTTCCGACTCGGACGATGTAGTCGAGACAATATCCGATTCAATCTCAAATTCTTCTAAAATGATATTTTCCATTATGAATTGTATAGACTTTATTTATATATTCTTTTATAATCAATTTTTTAGATAATTGTTTTTTCTAATTGTTTTTTTCTTAAATCTTAATTCAATAATAGATTTTCTTTAATGTGTTCTTCGTTATTGATTAAGGTAATACATTATTTTTATATAATTTTCACTATATAAAAATCGGCGTTTGAAATGTGTAAAATCGATGCCAATAGAATAATTTCAAATTTTATGAAAGTCATATACCCTTGAATTTATGAAATATCTTTCGGATTTTCAGATATAACAACCTTTTTTGGAGTTAATGATTTTAGTGTAGATACCCGTTTATTATCCATATTCTTTAACGTAAACATACGATTCATTATATTAAAAAATAATGCAGGAATCGAAGTTATCACCCCTTTGTCTTTATCGTAAATCACATCCTTTGTCTTTTGTAACTTTCCTTTATCGAGAGATTCACTAAAAAACATTTTTAGACATTTAATATCTTTTATCGGAAGACTATTCTCTTTTCCATATTTTTCCGCGAATTCGTGGAGTTTTTGAAGTTTCACCGTTTTATCTATTTTATTCCAGGCATCTTTTTTATTCTGTTGTTTTTCATTTTCTAAAAGAAGGTCGATTGCAGAGAAGGAAGATTCGTCTATCTCATTATAGTTGACATTCGATACAACCTGTTTATATTTAGCAGACGCAATCGTCGATGTATCATCTATGATAGGTTCATTCTCGGTGAATGCAGGGGTGATTTTTTTAGCTGGAAACATATTTTACGAACGATTTCTTTAAATAGTATATTATAATATGTTTATCTTGTTTTCATAAAGATATATCTTTGTTCATTTTTGAGATTTACTATTTTTCGTACAAATCTTCAAATTGTGTATATATTTATAATATAAACATCTATAAAATACATCTTTGAGAGAATATGGATATTTCACAAAATTCAACCAAATTCCTGCAAATCTCTCCAACCGAAAAACAAATCCGAAAAGAAGAAAGGGAAAAACAAAAAGAAAAACAAATCCTAAAAAAAGAGAAAAAGAAGCGTGTAATCACTACGCATAATGCGTGGAAATTTACGGAACAAGATTTAACCCATGAAAATCAACACCTCCTTTTACAGCAAGTTTATGAAGAATATATAGAAACGAATCGTATTCATAGATGGGTAATAAGCCAAATAAATGCGAAAATATATGGATATTTAGGACAAGACGCGGAAAAAGGAGAGAAGATAAACGATCCGGAAAAGACGATAAAAATCGATCTCTCGAATGTTGTTCAAAAATTAATGGATTCTAATATGAAATGTTTTTATTGTAGAGAATCGGTACAAATATTATATGAATTTGTGAGAGAACCTCGACAGTGGACACTCGAACGAATCAATAATAAAGAGGGGCATCATTTAGAAAATGTCGAAATTGCGTGTTTAGGATGTAACTTGAAACGTAGAACGATGTTTCATGAAAGATATGTTTTTACAAAACAGATGAAGATTCAAAAAATGGGATAATGGAAATTCGTGTGAAAATATCTAATAGTTTATTATATGAATAAACAAATTTGTTTCTTATTCATGATTTTTTTATTCGTTATTATAGTGGGTTCTCTCGGTATGGGTGTATCTAGAGAAGGATTGACCCCCACAGACCGCAGCAAATGCGCACCCAATTATCATCCTAATAGAACTAAGCCTAATTCGCCGTGCGAACCTAATACAAAATAATCCCTGATATTCATTTATACTACGTTTGTTATTTCTAAAAAATTTAGTAATAAATATTATATAGGGGTCTCTAACTGAATAAGATAATAAAATGAATATATATATTATATGAATAAACAAATTTGTTTCTTATTCATGATTTTTTTATTCGTTATTATAGTGGGTTCTCTCATTATGATGGTATCTAGAGAAGGACTCGACAGCAAATGTAGGTCTGATCAACATTGGAATAATGCTACAGATCGTGAGTGTAAACCGTAAACCTAATAACAAACCATGAGATTGAACCATGAGTATTCAATTGTACTACGTTACTAATAAACATTATATAGATTTTTAGAGAAACCCTATATAATGTATTTGAGAGATTCAAAAACAGCATAATTACCAATAACATCCGTCCTCTATCGATTTATAATTTTTTGGTTTATATTCTTCAGGAATCTCTGTAATCCAATATTCATTCACATATAACTTACTACAATCTCTCTCTCGTTTACTCAAAATTCCAAAAATCGTCTGTATCGAACCTCCTATATAAATCGCATCTTTATTCAATTCACTATGAATGCGATGACAAAGCATATGTCCATATGCACCACATCCGAGTAATGCAATATCAAAATCTATCTTTCGGATTTCTTCAAAGATAGCGTCTAATGTTTCAAAATAGTTTTCGTGTGGTCCATTATTAAAATAACAATAGGGGAATTTTACAGTAGATAATCCTGCAAGAGGTGGGAATTTATCATATATTTTATAAATGTTACCGGATGAATATTGAGATTGGATTAACCCATCAAACGATGATATTGCTAATACTTTCCGTCCATTCATTTTATCAAAGATTGAATCGATCCTATCATAAAATTTAGTACCATTCATTAATACCAAATTAGAAATATTAAAATGTTGACTGAATTCTTCTCTAAAATGATGAAACAATTGCATAGGTAATCCATCGTGCACATAGATTTGCGTTTCTTCGCACCCTTCGACAGATACAGCTAAATGTTCTAAATATTTTGTATAATTTTTATTGATGGCAGTAACGTCAAAATTGAAATAATTTCCTTTTACGGTTTTATCATAATACCCCGAAGTGGTATATAACCAATTCACCATATTCAAAATAAATTTTGATATCTGTTTTTTTATTTCCGGGGGAATTTTATCGCCTTGATACCGGATTATATAGGTTAAAAAAATAAGTTCAGTTTCGGTCATTCCTAAACGTACTATTTTCATATTGCAATTATGAATAAATAATATATTTTGGCATATTTATATTATTTATTTGAGAGAATTTATTTTTGTATTTTTGTCAAAAAGACGGTTATTCGATTTGTAATATCTTGGTCTTGAATCTTTTCTTGTACTATATTTGTATTTGTCGATATATCCTGTATTAAAAAATATTTATTCCCATCATCTTCGATGAATACGTTTGCCAAATTCCCGTCATATTCGGTTAAATTTGCATCCGCTGGATCTGCATCCTGTGGATCTACATCCGCTTGATCTGCATAAGAACTTGATAAAATAGATTCAGTTTCGAGTGAATCTAATACGGATTCCTCGATTGTATTGGATGAAATTGTATTGTTGGATGAAATTGTATTGTTGGATGAAATGTCGATATCTATATCCATATCCATATCTATAGACACGTTATTCATCGAATTGTCTAATAGATAATGATCTACTACATGATTGGTGGTTTTATAGCAACATCTAAATGAGAATAACGACATTATATATTATAAGAAGGTTTATACATTTCCAAAATTATTTTTCTAAATTCTCATAAATAATTTTGGAAATACATCCCGGATCTTCCCAAATCAATTGTGGTCCAATTCCATTCGGCCATTCACTATATAATGTAGATTTACTCGTTGGTCTATCCATATGCAATATATCATACAGCCCACGCATACGACGTTCTAAAGGATTTTTTATTTTTAAATATTTTCGGCTATAATATTTGAAGGCCCATTCGAACTGTAACGCAGATTGCCACGTGGGGAATCCCGCTATACATAGCACTCTCGACCAATCATGACCTTGCTTTATTTTTATCGTTGTCGCACGGGCTCCACCAGTTAACTCTCCTCTATGTTGTCTAAGACGATGGTCTGGATCTACTGTCGCGCCTACATACGTCGAACCATCCGAACATTCTAAAAGATACACAAAAAATGCGGAAGCCATATATCTTTTATTCGACATTATATCTAACTTATTCTATTTCTAAAGTTCAATTCCCCATAAAAACAATATAAAACTTTTTTTTGATTATTCATAAATGACATCTCCTCTAACCCAATCATTTATGGAACAATCTTGTCTTTTCGAACAAGAGATGATGGTTACGAAACGGAATGGACAATTGGAAACCGTTTCGTTCGATAAAATTTTAAGACGTATTAAACAGCAAGGAATAAGAGAGAATGGGAGTCAACTTCAACTCAATTATACCCATCTAGCGATGAAAGTCATCGACCAATTATACGATGGTATTTCTACCACGAAAATTGACGAATTATCCGCCGAACAATGTGCATCGTTAGCATCAACCCACCCCGATTATAATGTTCTAGCCGGTAGAATATTGGTCTCGAATCATCAAAAAAATACATCTGCTTCTTTTTCTCACGCGATGAATGCCCTTTATGCGTTTATAGATAAATCGGGGAATCCATTCCCACTCGTTTCACATGAATTATATGAGGTGGTAAAAAATAATACGAAATTCTTGGACGAACTATGCGATTATTCGAGAGATTATCTGATTGATTATTTTGGATTTAAAACGCTAGAACGCTCATATCTGATTAAAACAAATGGGAAAACGATTGAACGACCGCAGCATATGTGGTTACGCGTATCGATCGGGATTCATGGTTCGAATTTAGGAAAAGTGGAAGAAACATATCACTTAATGTCTCAAAAATATTTCACACACGCCACGCCTACGTTATTTAATGCAGGTACGCTTCGCCCTCAATTATCTTCCTGTTTTTTAATTGCGATGGAAGAAGATAGTATTGATGGAATATATAACACGTTGAAGGATTGTGCACTTATTTCGAAGTATGCGGGCGGAATTGGGTTACATATTCATAATATAAGAGCGAGTGGGTCGCATATTCGTGGTACGAATGGTACATCGAATGGTATCGTACCTATGCTAAGGGTGTTTAATAATACTGCGAAATATGTTGACCAAGGAGGGGGAAAACGTAATGGATCCTTCGCCATTTATTTAGAACCCTGGCATGCGGATATCGAAGTATTTCTTCAGATGCGTAAAAATCATGGCGACGAAGAATTGAAAGCCCGCGACCTATTTTATGCACTTTGGATCCCCGATTTATTCATGAAGCGTATCAAAGAAAATGGAAATTGGTCGCTGATGTGTCCAGACGAATGTCCCGGATTAGCGGATGTCTATGGCGATGAATTTGAGAAACTATACGAATCCTATGAAAGTCGCGGAATGTATAAATCCACGTTGTTGGCACGTGATTTATGGTTTAAAGTAATGGATGCTCAGATGGAAACTGGCACTCCTTACCTATGTTATAAAGATGCTGCGAATAAAAAATCGAATCAGAAAAATTTAGGCACCATAAAGAGTTCAAATTTATGCGTAGCTCCCGAAACAAATATTTTAACAGATAAAGGACATGTTGAAATCCAAACACTAAAAGACCAAGTTGTAAACGTATGGAATGGACATGAATTTAGTGAGGTTACTGTCAAAAAAACAGGTGAAGACCAAGAGTTAATTAAAATATATACAGATGATGGATTAACACTGGAGTGTACTCCTTATCATAAATTCTATATCCAAGATAAAGAAACACAAAAAATAGTCATCAAAGATGCACAGAATCTTACCCAAGAGGATAGACTCATTCATTCCGAATTCCCTATTATTGATGGAACAGATGAGTATTTATTTGAGAATAATAAATACGACGAATTAAAGAATATTCCATCTGGAAATTGTCCAATAAAATTAAAATTAGATTGGTTTCAAAAACTCTGTAATAAATATGAATCATTCCGTACAACTGAAAATATTTATTTAGATATACTAGAGCATAATAACAATTATTTAATAAAAATAAAATTAATGTTACAAACGTGTGGTATTTATTCAAAAATATCTATTTTGGATGAAAAACCTACATCGCTAGTTATATCTATTAAGAATAGTATCGATATAAAAATTATAAAAATCGAGAATGAGAATCGTATTTCAGATACATATTGTTTTACTGAACCGAAACGTAATATGGGTATTTTTAACGGAATCATTACAGGACAGTGTTCAGAAATTATAGAATACAGCGATGCAAATGAAACAGCCGTATGTAATTTAGCATCCGTCGGACTACCTACTTTCGTTACCTCCACAGGAGAGTTTGATTACGATAAATTACATGGGGTATGTAAAACGATTACGTATAATTTGAATCGTGTAATCGACATTAATTATTATCCCACGGAAAAAACCCGCCGTAGCAATATGCGACATAGACCCATCGGTATCGGCGTTCAGGGACTCGCCGATGTATTTATTCTGATGGGAGTTCCATTCCATTCGGATGAAGCCAAATATATCAATCGTAATATTTTTGAGACGATTTACCATGCCGCTCTAGAACAATCATGTGATCTAGCTATTTCGGAAGAACCCTATGAAACCTTTATTGGGTCTCCTGCAAGTCAAGGAATTTTACAGTTTGATTTATGGGGTCATGACCCTGGTACGGAGAGATACGACTGGCCCGCACTAAAACACCGTATTCAAGTCCACGGATTAAGAAATTCATTATTACTCGCACCTATGCCGACTGCATCTACTAGTCAGATTCTGGGATTTAATGAATGTATCGAGCCGATTACGTCGAATATTTACAGCCGCAGGACAAACGCGGGAGATTTTATCCAGGCGAATCGATATTTAATGATGGATTTGATGCATCTGGATTTATGGAACGAGAAAATCAAAAATAATATAATTGCGAATAATGGGTCTTGTCAGCAGATTGACCTAATTCCGCAACATATCAAAGATAAATATAAAACGGTTTGGGAGATACCGATGCGACATTTGATTGATATGGCCGCGGATCGAGGTGCATTCATCTGTCAATCTCAAAGTCTAAATCTATGGCTCGAAGACCCTAATTATGCGATGTTGACCTCGATGCATTTTTATGCGTGGAATAAAGGATTGAAAACGGGAATTTATTATTTAAGAAGACGAGGAAAACATCAAGCCCAACAATTTACGATCGAGCCAGAGAGAATGTCGAACGGATCGTCGATGGTGGAGGAAGAATCCGACGAAATATGCGAGATGTGTAGTTCTTAAATAAATATATTTAGATATACTGTCATTCTCAATAATAATATATAATAATATATTATTACTTTAAGATGCAAACGTGGACGGAATGGTCATATCCTATATTTTTGTATGTAGGAATTGTATTTATAGTGATTCATTTTTTTATCTATGGTTTAGGCGCGGATCAATCTTATTTTGGATTGATACTGGCATTAGTAGGATATTTTAGAACGGGAATATATGGATGGGTTTTGGTATTATTATGGATGGGAATGCTGTTAGAAGGGACGAATTTGGGAAAAACGATTTACAACAAATATCTAAAACCCAAGAAAATGAAAAAACGGAGACAACAGAGGAAGGATGAATAATGAATTGTACATATGGTATAAGTTGGTTGAAATATTCAATATTATATATATATATATATATATATATATATATATATATATTATAAAATGTCAGGATTTACCGATAAAAGTGGTAAAGATATTTATGTTACAACACAACAGTGTGGGGTATATCTATTAAATGGAACTAGGGGTGGTAATGGATCTAATTATCCAATCAATTGTTCAATTGGAAATATAAATTATTTAGCTCCAGGTCAAATAATTCAAGATGATGGTTATATAGTATACCCAGGATATGGATTTGTATTATATCGTGATTATGATTATCGAACTGGGAATTCGTATTCAAAATACTATAAAAATTCATCATCTGTTCCTATGTTATTCGCGTGTTCTTCCCCTGGTGGATACTCTTCTAAATGTGATCAACTCATACTATATGACAATGGAACAGCTTATCCGCCAAATTATACATATTCGATCAAAGTATATTTTAATGATAATGAAATCATAATTACAGGACTATCAAACTAGCATTTTTTGGTGTTTTATTATATTATAATGTCATGATACCATTCGTTGAATTTTATGTATGAATCTTATGCTATATTTATGTTATATATTTTTCTATATAACATAATAATCATACCCCACAAATTAATCTTCTATTTCTGGTTCATCCTCCGTCGTGTTACCATCATCTGTACTGGCACCATCATCCGTCGTCATATCGACCAGATTATTTCCCAAAATAGTATTCTCAAACGGATTCATTCCACGACTTTCATTCATTAATAAGACCCAAGAATTCCATAACCGTATTTTGCGACGAATATTCTTATATTGCGGACAATCCGTAGATAAATGGGAGTTCATATATTCTATCGCAATAGGAAATTCATATTTAATACAGCAGTCGTTAAATCCGATATATCGGGTTATTTTATTATAAAATTGTTTTTTCACAATTATGCGTTTTCTTCCAAAATCTACATTATACTTCATAAATCGAATGATCAAATATTTCAATATAACCCGATAAAAATTGGATAATCCGTTATTCAAAGTATATACGGATACATAATATAAATCGAGGTAGGGTTTCATAATCGTCATTAATTTATCTTTCGGAAAATCGCGGTGAATATTCAGAAATAATATGCCGTTCTCTCGAAATACGTCTAATACAAGTAATCGAATATTACGATTCTCATAATTCGCATTCCCAGATAAATAGTAGGTTAAGTGTTCATCTCTTAGAATTGCCTCGCTCTTTATAAAAAAAATATATAAATTAAAGTCATGTATAAAATATTGGTGAAATATTTGCGGAAGTTTGAGAGAAGAGTAGAATCGGATCGCGAAATAGATATTATATAACGCCGATTTTGTGAATGGCGCATTCGTATAAGGATTTTTACAACAGAGCGGTTCATTAAAAAAATGGAGAGAATTTGTCAAAGACAGTGTAATTGTTTTCATTAATTCTCTCAATAAAAATACATAGCGAGTATTATTTTGGAAAAGCGTAATGGCAACCTTATTATTTTCCGGAATAATATCTCCATATAAATCGGTATTATTATAAATAATGGATTTTTTATAAGAAAAAAGATATATGAATCTCTGAATTCCACGGAACACTTTTTGAAATGCGGAAAAAATATGTAAAAATTCGGCTTTACAAGATTCATTCATAAACGGATTCGAGAGAATGGACTTTAATCTCTCGAATTTCACTTTTACGGGATTTATAGAATAATGTATTTCCTTATTGGTTATACTGCAATTACAAAATACATAGTTTATATATGTCTGATATAACATAATATGGTCCAATTTCGCATTTTTTTCAATAATGTATTTATAAGTTTCGAGAGGATTTTTAAAATCAAAAATGGAGTTTCTGAGATTCATATTATTGAGATTCATATTATATTTTTATGAATAATTAGAATATATATCCAATTTTCTTTATTTGATATTTCATTAGATAATATTCCTTTCCAATAATTCTTTCTCTCAAAAATGTATAGGTTATTGTATGAAATATATTATATACATATATGTATTATTATTTATTGTAATATTTTGCTCTTTTTTCAATAATCGGACATTCTTTGAATCATTTAGTTATAGCAACTACGTAATCATATGTTCGAAGTATAATAAACCGACGGATTTTTTAGACGAAATTCCAATAAAACATATCGTCTTAGAAAAAAATAAAGATGTTCCGAATATCGCGAATGAAGCAACGACCTATTTATATTACATAATAAACAATTACGATACATTACCTGAAAATATGATTTTTATTCATGATGAGAATGAATCTTGGCACCATCAAGGTAAGATTACAGAGAGAATACATGGTTGGATAGAGGAATATGAAACTCTTGGAAAAACGTATTTCGAGGTCAATACACCACCACAAATTGTGAAAAATCTGCATAATCAAACGCACCAAAAATTTTGGAGCGATATTTTTCAGCCATATTTTGGGGACTATGATATATATAAAAAAGTAGATGGGAAATGTTGTGCCCAATTTATCGTATCTAATACAAATATTCGCAAAAATCCGAAAGCACTATACGAAAAGTACTACGATTGGTTAATGACACATACAAATGGCGAAGGGAATGGAGATCATAATGACGAATATAGCGGATTTAATACAGGTCGATATGCAGAATATACGTGGAATACATTATTATCATAATTGAAATACATTATTATCATAATTGAAATACATTATTATCATAATATAGATTTTGGAACTCGATATGCCAAAATATCTTTACAAATCCCCTGCGTTTTAAACTCCGTCTTCCCATACAATTCTTGTAACAGAAGCCATTCGAATAATCCGCCGCCATAGACATATACCTCTTGGAATCCGAGCCCTTTTAATTGCCGATATTTCGACTCGACCGAATTATCGCAAGAATGCTGTCCGTAAAGAATCATTTTATAAGACCTAAAATCGTATTGCTCTAAAAGCCGATTTAAAACCTCTTCCTCTTTTTCGACCCGTATTGTTCCATAGATCAAACACGATTGATTCTCCGGAGGGAGTGTATTTACTAATATATACTGTTTTGGATTTTTTAAGGCGGTCAATACATCCTCAAATCCGATTTTTTGAATTTTAGGAGAGATGAAATCATACAGTACATTCATATACGATTTTTACGTATTTTTTTTTGATGAATCTACCGATATTTCAAGACCGATATTATCAAAAAGAAGAATTATAGTACATATTCTCGATTCGCAATTTAGAACGAACATGCGAATTCAAATCTTCTGGATGAAGAGTACTGGTATTTTCGGTGGGATAAATGAATAAAGGATATTTATACGTATAGGTTCGTAGGACTTTATATAAATAATGGTCGGCTTCGTGTGTATGATAATCTCTTAATGTATATTTTTTAGTAGCGGGGTCATACATTTCGGTCATGAGTTTTTTAGCGGCAGTTTTATTAATGATATATGCACCCATAGATGCGATCCCGCCATACCGATTCCTTTGATAGTTATTTAAAGTATAATTCGCGCGGAGAACCCCTCCAGTAATGTAACATAACTGAATGATTTCCCAGTCGCTCGGGGCTTCTTCGATGATGGTTCTTATCGATTTACGCCAGAATTTTTTAAAGTCTAAGGTCATATCATCTTCTAAAATGAGCGCGGTTTCATACATGGAGGATTCCGCGAATGTACGGATAGCGGTTAAATGAGAAAGGATGCATGCATATTCGAGTTTAGTATTACGTTGCTTATTTAGGACGAGTTTATCAAAGACTTCTTCGGTCGGATCTTTACCATCGATTGCGTTGATTCTTTGGATCGGTTTTTCGTAAAAAACGGAGTCTTTGAACATTTGTTGGATGGTTTCTTCTCGATCTTTAGAACGTTCTAAATTAATATAATAAACGACGTCGATTCCATCGAGAAAATCTGTAGTGTTTAGAATGTTCCAAGAATCGTATCCGTAGATTTTATAGTAGAATAAAATGAGGATCAAACTTGCAATTCCGTATCCGATATGAAGAATTGCATAACTTATAATTAATACAATCGCCATTAATTTCCCTAAACTGGTATTACTATAAAGGATGAAGGATTCTTTATGAATATAAAATAATAGAGATAATGAGAGGGATATTACTAATAATAATATTACTAATAAATAATTCATATACATAATTTTATTATATTTTTTTTAGAAAAAATAATATTATGTTTCACTAACGACTTCTAAGTATTTAGGAAATGTACGATTTCATGGAAGATAGATTACTTCATTTTAGGAAAATAAATGGACAATTTATAACCCAAAATTATTATGAAATAATATCTATTTATTATATATACTATTTCATAAAATGAATTATTTAAAAAAGACAGCTAGATCAATTTCAAATAACGTAAAAAGAAATACTAGATCAATTACAAATAAAACAAAAAATCAATTGGGATTAATCACAAATAACCAATTATTTATTCAAGGACTTGAATCTTCACTCAAAAATGTCTTAAAGTCATCTACTACATAATCATGTGCTGATCTTGAGGCATAACAATAATCTGCTCTTGAGTCAAATAGACAGTATGATAATCAACTGGCTAAGATCCATCCAAAAGAAGAAGTTGACCTTGAGGCAAACAACAATTCAAATACCCCTTCGTTTTGGCAATACTTTTAGTAGATTGCTAATAATAGTTTGGTTGATAAATAATATGATTCTATTATAATTGGTTTATCTAATTATATTATATACTTAATTTAAAATATTAATGTCCAATCTGTTTAAATCTACGCCTAAACAAAAAGAGCAACAATTTATAAAAAGTTTAGAAAAAGAATTTGCTCGATTTTTAAGACCTGCTCCTCAAGAAAAACCTTCCAATAAAATGTCTCAATCAGGTTTGCGTAATAATGAATCTTCGGGAATAAATACTAGACAACAGAATGGTATGTCTAAATTTAGTAATAATACTAAAAAATATAACCCAGGTACATCCACTCCTGTAATATCAAGTCCACAATCAACTGCATCCAGTTCATCCATACCAAATAATACTCCGCCTCCTTCATCCGTATTAGGAGATTTATCAAATAGAAATAATAGCATATCTACATCTGGAATGGGAGATTCATATCAACAAGAAGGTAGAAACGTGATTTCTCCGACTCCTCCTGTATCTATAGGAATATCAGAATTAGAAAAAATAATAAATGAACTATCAGATATGGTAGTTACGACATATACATTTGATGGCGAAGGGAATACTACGAAAACGAAAGAATGCTTTTCCAAAGACGGAAAGGTAGATACAAAGTGTAAAACTCCGATTCAAACAAATACCTCAGATACGATTACATGGTTAACAAAAGAACTTGAACCGATTTTAAAAAGTAAAGATCCTGATGAGCAATCGCAAAAAATAGATGAGTTCGCAGATACGATAAAAAATAAATTATCTGATGATAACCAGGAAACGAAAACTACTCTAACAAATATATTAACAAGTTTAAATGGTAAGAAAAATACACTTGGAAATCAAACCTCACCCGAAAATCAAACTGCAAATATCGATATTTTAGTAAAAATCATTACAGCAGTATTAAATAAAGTATTAGAATTACCTTAATCATATCAAATAATCGATAATATATTATTTGATAAACTATGAGATGATTTTATTATATGGATTTAACGTCTGCGTCGGGTATTTGAACTCTTGCGACGTTTTTCTTTTCTGGAACGTTTTCTAGAACCGCCTTTTAATATCTCTGGGAAAGACGGTTTCCATCCACGGGTATTAGTCACAGTTTGGTTTATATAATTCTTTATCTTAGCTTTAATAGAGGCAGCATTAGGATTATCCACACTATGATAAACTAAATAAATAGCTTTTAAATTATCTGGATATTTAACGCTCCAATATTCTATAACATTCTGTCCATCAATACCCATCTCGGTTAATGCATCATTAATTTTAATTTCATTATTTAGTTGTGGATTGTCTCTTAGTATTTTGTTAGCTTCAACTAGTGTAAGGTTTTTATTTGCAATATTCTCAACTTTATCGTAAACCCTCCTAACTGAAGAAAATATATAACCTGTCTTTTTGCTTGCATTATATGAGAATTTTGAAGGATTATAATTAATCACATCTAAAAAATTTTTGGTATCTGAGTTTGATGTTAACCCATCCAAATTTATAGTATACTCTTCTTTTTTACCAGATTTTGTAGCAATTAATTTATTAAAATCAAACATGTTGTTACGTGTATTATATGTTGCCTTTATAGTAATATCAAAAATGTCATCTGACTGAGTATTTCCATTTTCAAAATCCATATCTATTCCATCATTTTCATTTTCAGGCATTTTTATTATATAATACTACTTAGATAAAATTGATTTAAAATCCTTGAAAATCATAAAACATAAAACACTCCAAAATCCAAAGTATGTCTAAATCAAATTGTTCAAATATCCTCGTTTTCGATACAGAAACCACCGGATTAATTCCTAAATATTCCTCCGATCCATCCGAAAATCCATATATTACCCAGCTCAGTTTTATCGTCTTCAATATCCCAACGAATTCCATAAAAATAACATTTAACGCATACATCCGCATTCCCGACGAAGTGGAAATTCCCGAAATCGTTACAACCATCACAGGAATCACGAAAGAAACATGCTTAGAAAAAGGAATTTCGTTTCAAGAAGCATTCGCCGCATTCTACCACGCAGCCGCATTATGCGATTGTATCGTCGGACATAATGTCGATTTCGATATTCAAATGTTATATATCGAACTCGACCGAAATAAAAACGCGCTAAAACATTATCCTGCGGATCTAGAACTACTATTTCATCCAGAACGACTATTTGAAGAAAATATCAAGGTAAAATGCACGATGCGTATGACGCTGAAATCGTGTGCATTATTACATACCGATAAACATAAACGCACGTTTAAGAAATTTCCGAAACTGAGCGAAACGTATACCCACCTCTTTGACAAAGTCCCCCAAAATCTGCATAATTCGATCGTGGATGTGATCGTATGTTTAAGATGTTTCCTAAAAATCGAATTCCATATTGATATTTCGGATGAACAAATCGACGAATGGATGCAACTTCATTTATAAAACCTAAAAAACAGAAAAACAAAAATCTTCATAAAATTGATATAAATCTTTTTTATATCAATCTACATCATACCAATATCAATTACAATCATGGAAATTTTAAAGCAAACCAAATTAACACGCGCCGAATGGGACAGTATCGAAGTACCCGTTTCAGAAGAAGAACGGGATACACTTCGTCTAATCATCGAGGGATACTCGGACCCTCATATAAAACATAATAAAAAAACATCTCTCTTCTCCTTCATAAAAATCGAGATTACCCCGGAAACGGAGAAATTCTTATACGAAAAATATTTCGAACCGATGGTACAAAAAATGATAAAAAAATACGGAAACTCGGAAATATGGAATCCGGAAAAATCGGCTCAGGATAAAACGCTAAAAAAACTGAAATCGATCGACATGCTAAGACTACAAAATCTCGATGCCAATATTCAGAGAAGCGGCGGATCCATCTTCGAATTTTTACTTCTCGAATTCACCGAAGAATTATTAAAGTATATGGGGAAACAAAATCCAAAATATGCATTTTATTTATATACGCTCATTCATTTAAAACAGAATAGTATTCGTAATGTGAACCGCCACGTCATACACTTTATCGATACGGTCATTCAATATGCGAATGCCTGTATTGATATTTCGGAAATTATCGAAAAGGCGTACGATTTTATTGAACGAAACCACTATTTATTCGCATTCCAAGATAAAGAGCTCTTCTCTCATCAAAAAGAACTATTTTCGGTATTCAAGACCAAATCTGATGCTTCGAATCTGGTTCTCTATATTGCCCCGACTGGAACCGGAAAAACGCTATCGCCTATCGGACTCGCATCTGAATATCGCATTATTTTCGTATGTGCGGCAAGACATATCGGATTAGCACTCGCAAAATCGGCGATATCGATGGAGAAGAAAATCGCGTTTGCGTTCGGCGCAGAAACGGCGACGGATATTCGACTCCACTATTTCGCGGCAGTAGATTATACGAAAGACCGACGTTCTGGAGGAATACGGAAAGTCGATAATAGTAATGGTACCAAAGTCGAGATGATTATTTGCGACGTACAATCGTATTTAGTAGCGATGCATTATATGTTAGCGTTCAATCCAAAAGAGAAAATCATTACTTATTGGGATGAGCCAACGATTACGATGGATTACGAGACGCACGAGCTGCATGATACGCTTCATAAAAATTGGATTGAAAATCAGATTCCGAATATGGTTCTTTCTTGCGCGACGCTACCGCACGAAGAAGAGATTCTGGATACGTTAATCGATTTCCGCTGTCGATTCCCCAATACAGCGGTTCATAATATCACCAGTTACGATTGCCGAAAATCAATCCCGATTATAACTCCTGATGGATACTGTGCTTTACCGCATACTCTGTATTCGGATTATTCGCAATTGCAAGAATGTATCGAGTATTGCGAATCCAATAAAACGGTACTTCGATATTTCGATTTAAGCGAGATTGTGCGATTCGTATTTTATATCAATCGACCAGAGAATGGAGAGATTCTCCCAGAAGCCTATTTACTCGATAATTATTTTAGAAATATAGCGAGTATTACGATGAATTCTCTCAAAATCTATTATTTAGAAGTGATAAAACGAATTCCTGAATCGAAATGGCGAGAGATATATGAATATATAGAATCGACGAAACGGTTCAAATATGGAAGGCCGGTGATTTCTAAAATAAAATCTATGGATCAGTCGATAAAGATGGACGAATTGATTAAGATGGATGAATCGATAAAGATGGATACCGGAAAAGGTGGAGGTCCATTAAAACGCACATCTAGTATTGCAGTAGATAAACCGATTCCTTCCTCTCTTCCTGAGGAACAAATGAAATCCGCGGGTATAAAGTTAACTACGGAAGATGCATATACTTTGACGGATGGTCCAACGATCTTTTTGACGGAAGATGTTGCAAAGATTGCGCATTTCTATATACAACAGACGGCGATTCCTCCCGAAATATTCCAGAATATTCTACGTAAAATATCCAAAAATCAGGAATTATCCGAAAAAATCGCATCGTTAGAACGGTATCTAGAAGATGAGGATAAATCGACGGTGGCGAAAACGGGCGAGGAGAATTCAAAGAAGGAGTCGAAAGCGGCGAATATTGAAGGATTGAAAGACCCGGAAATGAAGAAGAAATATAAAGAGCTGAATGATTTAAGATCCCAAATTGAGTATATTTCGTTAGATTCGGTATATATTCCAAATACGATTCCGCATCAAACAAAATGGTCGCCGGGATCCCAAAATTCGGAAGAACGAATTTCCAAGTCGGCATTTGTACCGACGATAGAAGAAGAAGTCGTTCGGGATATAATGGGGATTGATATCGAGAATTATCAGAAAGTATTATTATTGATGGGGATTGGACTTTTTATGGAGAATTTAAATCCGAAGTACTTAGAAATTATGAAGGATATGGCATATAAACAGCAATTGTTTATGATAATTGCATCTTCGGATTATATTTATGGAACAAATTATTCATTCTGTCACGGATTTATTGGAAAAGATTTGGCGAATATGACGCAACAAAAGACGCTGCAAAGTCTCGGAAGAATCGGGAGGTTCTCGATACAGCAGACGTATACGGTGAGATTTCGAGAGGAAGAAATGATCAAGAGATTATTTATGAAACAAAGGGAGAATTTAGAAGCGGTGAATATGTCGCGATTATTTAGTAGTTAGATTATAGTAGTTAGGTAGTCATATAAAATAGATTTCAATAAAAATGTATTTTATCAGGTGGAAAGATTTGTATATTTAATATCGTTTTGTATATTTTTTTACATATCGTTTTGTTTTTTTATTATATTTTGAAATATATTTACGTTTTGTGTTACGATTACGTTTTGTGTTACGATTACGTTTTGTGTTATGATTACGTTTTGTGTTATGATTACGAGAAGTTTTACCTCCTTTAAATATACTAAATCTATATATATCATCAAGCGAAGCATTCTCTTTTATCGAGGGTATAAATTTTCGAGATTCATTTAATAAGGTGGTTTCATCTACAGTATCATAACGAATAAATACAAATGGTATATTTTTTTTAAATTCAGAATTTTTTCCAAAATTATCAATATTATCATGATTGAAAACGTTTACAATATTGGTAAGAATAGATCGTGTACTATATATAAACTTAGATGCATCTTCCATATATAAATTATTTTCTACAATTCTATTAAGGTCGTTTACTTGTTCACTTCCACGGCTAAAGCTTTCTTTAAATAACTTAAAAAGTGCTTCTGTGGGAATCACATTTGGTGGTAGTTTTTGTTTCTTTTTTAAAATAAATTTTAAAATATCCTTGAATTCTTCTATATATTGTTCTATTAATTTCGATATTACACAAGTACGTTCTATATAATTACGATTTTTTTTCCATGATAAATAATCTTTAATTTCGTCATAGTTATGGTCAGATTTTGTAATTGTACTGGTAGTTATTAAGTCAAGAATACTGTCTGTTTTTTCATAAAACGTACTTTTACATAGTCCTTCAATAATACAAAATACAGGTCGTAATCTGTATTTTCCATATATTACACGTTTATTTAGTAGAGATATTAAATCATTATCATTGGAAATAATATATTCATGCTGAGGATCATGCTGAGGACTATTATTAGTATCATCTGTATTAGGAAAAAGATATATCATATTTATTTTATTTTTGATTGGTATATAGTCGCTCATTAATATGAATTCCATATTATAATATGTTTGATTAATTATATCACGTCGATGTTTTTCAATCATTCTTACAATATATTTTTCTGGTTTTTCTAATTGTTTATTGATAGAATATACATCCTTGTCAATTAAATAGACTAGAATATAATATATTATAATTATTTCAATACCTTCACCTTCATACTTTGTAATGAAGTAGGCAATAGTATCCTTATTCCAACTAAGTCTTGATTTATCATTTGGTTTGACAAGTTTATGTGGGAGTGAATCATCCATAATATCGTAATTTTTTCCTACTATATCATACATGTCTAGTAAGCAACTAAAAGATTCATATACTAGTTCTGGATATGCGATTAAAATACCTTTATGTACATTCGTATTAATTAATGGAATAATAATTTGAATGTAATGGATGTAGTCTTTTTGTTTATATTCACCTATATCTTTTATTATTTGTGATTCTAATTTTTCTATTTTGAATTTTACGTTGGTATATTGTTGTGTTGTGTTATCAGTATAGGATTGTAATGCCAGTTTTAATCCATATAATTTATCTCCTGTATCAACCATGTTTATAACAATTTTTAATATACTATCACCATTACTTGGAAAATTATTAAATATATCGATATAGCGTTCATCGATTAACCATTTAGAATGACTATTTCTGCAATTAATAATATTTTTCGTTTCTGTAAAAAAACAATAAGTATAATCATTAAAACTATTCTTGTTAATTATCTCTAGATCAGTTGGCATAAATGTGTTATCAGTTTTAGTAATATTATTATTTTCACTTTCTGTTAATTTTGTAAAATACGTAATAGATGTATTTAAAACATTTTTTATAATGTCCAATTGAAATTCTTCTGTTATGCAGGACTGTTCAATTAATTGTTTCATAACTTCTTTTTTCATATCTTCTTCATTACTAGAGATTTTATTGGAACTCTTTACTAAAACATTTGTACCAATATTGTAATTAAAACCCTCAATCAAAAAATGTTCAGTTCTACTATCGTTATGCTTACTATTATAACTTGTAATAATATTTTCTATTTGTACTTCAACCGGTCTTATAAAAAGTTTATCAACCAGTTTTTTAGAAGTTGAGTATTTACTACACGAACATTTTGGAACTATATTTTCATATAAATTTCTAAACACTTGTTTACTTTTGGTATTTTCATTTGTTGAACAATATAATTCTGCAAATATATTTATATTAACTTGATCAATATATGTAGTTGAAAAATATTGATATACTTTTTTAATATATTTTCCATCAACTGCAGCATTATTATATTTACGTAAAACTCTACCGTGTACTTGTTCCATATCACCATAAGTCTTACATAATGCTGGCAATATAATAGCTGGATTATATGTAAAACTGAACCCTTCAGTATGATCTGGTGAAATTATAATACATATTGGATTTGTGCCATCTATATGTAATGGTAAAATTGGCCAGGTTAAATTAATACCATAACTCGCATTCGCGGATACATTTTTTTCTGTATCTTTATTATGCATCCATATATACTTCATATTATTGGCATTAAGAAAATCAATAAAGTTATACATAATTTCAGGGGTTGATGGATAAATCAATGGTAAATAATATTCAAATACAAAATCTTTATCTTTTAAAAAGTTATATGGTGTATTCTCTTCAGTTGTTTCCTTTTCTGCGTTATCAAAAGATGCAACCCCTTTTACTGTGGATCCAGATGGATTAGTAAAACTTTTAATCCAGTTAACAAAATCATTATCTGGTAATTTTCCTTCATAAATTGGATTTATATTATGCATAATTTTAACAAGTTCTTCACCAGATTGATATGTAGACCCTCCACGTTTACTATTGTCTCCACGTTTACTATCGTCAAATATTTTATTATTACGTTTTACACGTTTATAATGTGAATGTAAATGATACTTATCATTATCGTGTATAACTCCACATCTTATTAATTTTAATATTTTTAATATATGTTCAAATCGTAAGTTATGTTTATTATCTGGGTTATAAAAAGTTTGGGTAATATCAAAGTCTAATTTTGCTTTTTCGTCTAAATATTCTGTTAAACTATTCGTTATATCTAAATATGTATTAAAATCATTTATAAATTCATTATTGTTTATTAAATTTAATGAATTGTTTAAATTATCTGAAATATTTATATTAAATACATTTTGAGTTGTTGTATAAGTATTATAAGTATTAGGCAAATTCATTTGAATTGTAACGTTATTACTATATTCATCCTTTTTAATAAAAGATATATCTACGTTTGATACATCTTGTGGTTTTGGTCGTTTTTTTTGATTTTTTTCGTAAGCAGTAATTATATGAAGTATTTCTTGATATTTTTCTGACAAGTCTTTAACTGTTGAATCTGAAATTTTCACCATATTTAATATTTCATTTAATTTTCTACTTCTTTCATTTTCATTTTCATTTTCATTTTCGGATAATGCACTTTTGGATAATGTTACTTGTCCAGGGATTACACTAATACCACCAATCATTTTCGTAGTAGTGTCATAAGGATGATTACACGCAATATTATTGAAAATGTTTATATCAAATTTCATATTATTAGATGAAAAATAATCGTTTAATAAGTTATATTGATAAATCGTATATGGTACTAATATTTGTTCTATATGTTTTGTTGGGAATGCATAGCTATTTCCGTTATTATTTACTCGGGTTGTTATATCAGATACTGGATTTTTTATTATATCCATATATGTTTTAGTATCAATTGCATATTTATTATAGTCATAATTATAAATAGAGACATATGGCGAAGTATGTTTTACAATCATATCAATATTTAAATGTGTAAAAAAATCTATAAAACTTCTAACTGTATTCGTAATATTATATAACATATTAATCATTGCAGGTGCAATATTTTTGATCCCTTCGTATCCTTGAATCATTAATTTATTTAAAGCATTCAATAAACCAGTAACTACATTTTTTGCACCTCCTGGTTTAAAAACACCCGCATCGTCTAGTTCATCAATAACAATATTAGATATTAAAGTAGAAATACTTACTGCAATTTTAACCATTCTCGCAGTTATAGTTATAGTAGATTTTGTCCATTCGGAACAAACTGTAAAAAATATACCTGAAAAACTTTTATTTTTGTTAGTTTCTAATTTATACTTGTTATATACATCATTTGCGAATGCAACAGCACCTAAACCTATACCTGTAGCAAGAATCCCCACACCACCTTTTTTTGTATCATTCTTGCGTGGATTAAATATTTTTGTTAATGAACATATACCAATTAATTTTTGAATTGCGATTTCAGTCTCTTTTTTTTTGTCGGAGTCTTTAATATGGTGTAAGAGTTGATCTTCATATGTTAAAACTATCTCGATTAATGTAGCATCATAATTATTATCATTTAATTTATTAATTTCATTTATTTCAGCATCAATATCTTTATGAAGTATAGATTTTATTAAAGATTTCATATATTTTATTCCAGTTTTTCCTACTATTTCAAAACTTCGACCGTCTACTTTTGCTGTATCATCTACAATATCTATAATAGTTGGAGGGGGAGGTAGATTAAATATGTATGTTATATCCCCCCCTTTTTTATCATCTTCTACGTCTACAACAAATCTGTTTCTTAAATCTAAACCTTTATCCCATAATTTCACATGTGCCGACATTGGTTGTTCACTACCAACCTCTTCAAAGAAAATTTTGAGGTTATATCTATTGATTTTATAGTCATTAAGATTTTTAACTTCAATATATGGAATATACTTATATTCTCTTTCTATTATGGATTTATCATTACCAACCCTTTCAATAAATTTATCTGGACGTTCTGTTGTAGTTAAATGTGATTTAAAATTATAATAGAAAGAAAACTCATTCGACTCTCCTACATTTGGATTTTCTCTATTATCTAATATTTTAATCATTATCCAATTATAATCAGGATTCTCCATTATTAATGGATCTGTAATAGATGTATCATTCGATTTATAAAATGGTTTAACAACCATATTTAAATAGTTCATTCCACCGGTCGTTGTACCACCGGTCGTTGTACTTTTTATTTGGTTTTGGTTATATTCGGTTAAATATGTTTTTATAGCGTCTTCACTTTCCTCATTAATTATTTTATCAAGGTCGGTATCGTTTTCCAAAGATAAACAATTAGCTAAGTTTGTTAAACACGAAAATGCTGTACCAATTAATACTGTATATGGATCATCACTTTTAATATAACTATTAATATCTGCATTTGGTGTAAATAAACTAACACTTCCTCCTGATTGAGCTGAATCTCTATTAATTTCACTTCGATTAGACGTATTAATTTTTGGAGCATTCATAAAATAAGCTATATCAACAATGTCCATTTCATATTTTTGAAATGGTGTACCAGTTAAAAATATACTATGTAAATTAATTTCTTTAATAAATTCATAAAATCTAAAATCATTAAAACAATTTGGGCTTCGTTGATATTCTTTAGTTTCAACTAGGTCTCCTTTTTTGTAACTGTTTACTTCTAAGTTATTATCATCCATTTTATATTCGAAAAATCGATGATTATCACGAGGTTCCATTACATTTGTTAAAAATCGATGAGCTTCATCGCATATTAAAACATCAAACTTTTTTGTATTCTTATCAAAAATGTCGAATGGATTTGGTTTATTAAATAATGCATCATAATTATACGATGTAAATTCAATATATCTATTATCACCTTCAATATTAAATTGTGCCATGATAGTTTCTGCATAATAATCATCACTATCAGTCATCATTGCAATTTTTGTTTTGTTATATGTATACATTTTTAACTTTCTAGCATCATTTAAAAATGACGATTCAAATAACCCTTTTGGGTGAATGACTAATATTTTTAAAGGGGTTTTTGGATCAGTATGTTTTTGATTTAAATAATAAAATGCAATTGATAATGAAGTAAGTGTTTTTCCAGTTCCTACACCGTGAAATAAAAATGTAAACTTATCATCTTTTGGTTTAAATTTTGTAAATCGATTAATTGTTAAAAATTGTCTGGCATCTGGCTGAAAAGAACCAGGTGTATCAAAAACTATATTTTTATCAGTCTCATTTTCAAAATCTAGATTATTTATTATATTTGTAAAAACCCCATCTTTTATATTATCATAAACATCTGTCAATATTGTATACTCATTATTATCTATTGAAACTACTTTTCCTTGTAAATCAAGGTTTATGTCATCTTTAAACCTAGCAATATTTATGTTCTGAAGTGAAATAGTTTTTATTCTATTTAAATAATCGAATATATTTTTAGATATATTTTCAATATTTTGTTTTAATTGATACCATTTTGGGTTATAATTACTTTTATAATGTACTGAATTACCTACTTCAATTTCTGAATTACCATTAATGGGTTTAACACTTTTTTGTTTAGTATAATAATATGTCGAATAATGAAAAATAATCAATATAATAATATAAAAAATATATTTATTAGAACACCTATCTTTTAAAAAATTATAAAATGGTTCAAACTCGATATTCCTATACTTTTCGTTATCACGATTCTTTTTTAAAAAATTAAAAAAAAGTATAAGAAATATCTCATTATTATTCTTTTTAAATAGAACCTTTTTTATTTTTTGTATATTATTTGCATCTTCTGGATTATTTAATATATCACATAATTCTTCTACAAGATCATTTATTTGTAATGTATAATGTTTTTCTTTACTAAAACCAATATTAACCAAGAAGTTATGTATAGGTACCTCCATATTTTCATCAATACTATTAAGTTGTAGAATTTTAATAAAATCTTGGTTACGAACTTTAAGATTTAAAAAATCGGATAAAACAAATTTTATAATGGTTTCATAATCGTTTGGGTCACCACCTGGATTTAATATTTTTTTAAATATATGGTATATAACAGAAAAATTAATTATTCTAAAAATATCTTCACAATTCTCTTCTATTGCACTACAAATGTCAGTTTTTTTTTTTTTTAAAAACTCATTATAGGTATCAAGAGGATCATCAAGTATTTCACCGTTAGTTAAATCTTTCAATGCTTCATTATATTTTTGTTTGTTATGCACTATTGATGATTCTGTTCCACGTATTTCACCAATTGTTACTAGTAAAATAATGTCATTAATCCTTGATAATAAATTGGGATTTTGAGAAAATATAATTTTTTGGTATGAATTAATCTGTTTTTGAATTTCAGATGACAGATAGACGTCACCAGTTATTCCAAATATTGCAGTTATGCATGAATACCATACATTTTCTGCAATACCTTTAATTGATCTATCATGATCTAATTGTTTAATAATTTTAGTAACAGGATCAGGATCAGGTTCATCGTTATTTTGAGTTAGAACTTTTATAGATTCATTAACAGCATTAAATGAATTTTCAGTTGAATGTGTTTTTAATCTAGTTATTATGTTATAAATCGATTCATTAGGATCACTTGATTCAGTTGTAATATTTGCTTCTGCATTAATGGATACATTTCCTTCCACAACATTCATAATAATATATATATATATATATATAATATTATACATTATTTAAACTATTGAAGTAATAAAATATAATCTTTCAAATTTTTAGTGGTATAAACTATAAAGTATCTATCCTCCAAAATGAATTATCCTAAATAGGTTCTTTCGTTAATTCTCAAAATGTATTTTGGATTCTTAAATAAAAAATATTAACTATTTCTGGATGAAATCTTTTTTACAGTACTATGTTTTCTACGTTTACGTCTCGTTTTTTTACCACCATCAAATCTATTTTCTGGAGTTTTTCGAGATGTAATAGTTCATTCTATTTTACACCCTTGAAGATTTAAAACGGGACATTTCTTACAATCAAATATTTTACAGGTTTTTCTAATATTATCTTTATTTTTCAAATAATATTTAACTGCCGAAATTTTATAATCTTCGTTTTTATGTGTCATTTCTATAATAAAATTTAAAAAAGCTTAGTCATAATTTGTCCAATTTTAAATCTTCAATGGTGTAAAGGGGTGGATTCAGCGAGAAGAGATAAATACTCCGGATTAAGAAGAATCGGTTTTATACCGTATATAAAATCTTATACCGTATATAAAATCCCTTTAATTTTATCTTTTATTTTACTAGTAAAATCTGTCACGTTTTTCATTATATTCGTTGTAAATTTATTTATGTCTTTTTGCAGCATTATCTAGTGTAGTTTTTATTTTATTAATATCAGATGCCATATATTAATAATTATATTTTATAATCCATTCAAGTGAGATATTACATAAGGGTTACCTTTTAACTGCGAGAGAACATCTTGTCCTTGATTTCGATCTAATTGAATATTCTGGTATAAGTTTTGCGTTCCAGAAACACTCGAATTTCCTAAAGAATCCATCGATGGAACCTGATACGGCATCGTAGGGATAACCGTTCGTGTATTTTGTAGCATATTATCTTTTGGTTTTGATGTCATATTCATATCTGAATTCAAAAGGGACATTCCTCCGGCCGGAGTATACCCCGTTAATGTAGACGACTTAATGCCATTCGTAATAGGGGTATTATATTCTGCGTCATAAGAACGCGGTTCTCTCCCGCGTTCTCCTGCAGATGCATTTCCTGCATAATATGTATTCGTCGTTTGTCTTAAATTCGCAGGAGCTTGATGTTGCGTGACCGCATATGCGCCTCCTCTTTGATTTGCATTTACATATAAATGTTGTTTTCCGACCTCAGTCGTCTCTCGAATGGTCGGACCAGGACGATCCGCGGGATTGAAAATATACGATTCTGAAACGGTAGTTCCTGGATTTTGATAGGGTCTTAGATTACCCACCGTATTTTCTTTTCTAGAAGGTTTTAAAATATCTAATAATGGGGCAATCACCGTACCGAATGCTCCACCAATCGCTCCAAAGTAGTCTTCTTGTTTATTAACCGTACGATTATTTGGATAGGCAATCTTTGATTTAAGTCCGTAGTCTCCATCACGTGCTCCATTCGCTCCTACATTATATGCAGGTAGCATAGGGAGTTCTCCTAAATCAATATGTTTTGAAGGCATATACTCGCCTTCTACGTATTGACTCGATACGTTAAACCCTGCTGCTCCAGTATAATCTCTATCTGTAAATTCTCTTGCTTGTTCTTTATTTATTGGAATGGCACGGGCCGTTTGTGAGGTCTGATAAGCTTTTGCAGGTAACATATGGTCTGACCCCAGTTCGAATGTTTTATCTACTCGATTTTTTTCGACATTTCCATGGATTCCTCGGTTTGTGATTTGAGACATGGCGGGACCTTCCCTTCCTAAAAGTCCGAATCCAGCTGCTTTTGGTTTATTTGCAACACGGAGTTCGTCGACGGTTTTTCCCAAATACATATCTCGAGAATTGAGCCCGGAGTTAAATCCTCCACTTCCTTCTGTGCCAAATCCTAGGCCAATACCGGGGGCAATTTTCACGTCTTCGAATGGCTTTACATTCGACATTTTCATAGAGGGTACTTGCCGGGATAGATAAAAATCCGTAGAATTAGGTGCTCCAAATGCCCACTGGTAATTTTCTTGTGGAGAAAAAAGAGGGGCGCGTTCAGATTTACGTATGATTTGTGACCCTGCGCCGGTATAATTATCCATAATGCTTTCTCCCGAATTTGCGTCGGTTTTAGTTGTTCTTAAATGACTTCCGAAAAAGGGAACCATATTATTATGGGTAAAATATTCGGAATTTACTTTATCCCCTGTCAGAGAATAATAATTTGCAGAGGAATTGGTTGCAGACGAAGTAGCGGTTAATGACCCCGGAATATTTGGGTTGAAATACTTATCAGAATATACCGTTGGACTATCATACGGATTCACAGTACTTAACTTAGATGTTAAATCGGTTTCTACGTTTTGTATCGGAAGGTCGTTTGGATAATTACGATTTGGAACATCTACATTTGGTAATTCGTTTAATGGGTTATTACGGTAAAACCCTTCTTGGACGGGTTTCGGCTCTTTTGACTGATTTGCAACAATATATAATCCGCCTAATGCTAATAATGGTATTGCTAATGTTTCCATTTATTATATAATATATATTATCATATAATTTTTAGGATTTTAATTTCGAAAAACGGGAAATCGATGTATCTTATTGATATCTTGAAAAAAGAAATCCGCTCTCTCGATTGTACCGAGATTTGGTATTGTTGGATGATAGAAATCTTTTTCTAAAAGGCGTGTCTGTATATTATTCGGAAATTGGAGTTCGGTATGAACCGGGGATTGTGGGTTTATCCAAGGTAGTTCCCATCGAGGTTGTTCTAAATCTCTATACATCCACGCAGGATGACTAGCCCTTGATTCGTCGATAAATGGATTCGATTCACTATACTTTAAAGGTTCTACTTTCTCGGAATGTTCATTATATTGATTTAATGCAGGATTATCTCGGTTTAACGGTCGGGTTAATCCACGGAAATCGCTTTCTAACGGAATAATATTGGTCGTAATATTTGCTCCCCAATATTGAAGTCTGAGTTGTGCATCGGATTGAAATGGCATTTTTATTCCTGGACCAGGACGATTCAACATATACCTACCAGTAAATGTACTTTCATCCATTTGTTTTTGAATTCTTAAAGGGTCATCGTGAAATCGAGTAAAAGCCATATTATGATATCTGAAGATATTTCTTTTTAGGTATTTTTGAAAAACGAAAAACGAAAAACGAAAAACAAAGAAATCGCGTAAAACCCGAAAAAATAGGATATTTCGATAAAATATAAAATGTCTCAGCCGTACATTCCTAAATTATATTTGAATATGATTGTAAAAAATGAGAGTCGCGTAATAATTCGATTATTGGAATCCGTATATAAATTGATCGACGGATATTGTATTTGTGATACAGGTTCTACAGATGATACGATTGAATTAATTCAGGATTTTTCTAAAAAACATAATCTACCGGGAATCATTATACACGAACCATTCCGTGATTTTGGATATAATCGAACCTTTGCACTAAAAGCGTGTTTAAATATACCCGAATTGTCTCAAAATGATTATTTATTGTTGATGGATGCGGATATGATATTAACTGGTCCATGGTTATCAAAAAAAATGGAATTTAAAATGGCATTACAAAAAGATGTATATTTCATGATGCAAGGAACACATAGCGTATATTATAAAAATGTCCGTATTGTTAAAAATAAGGGGTTTTCTTATTGGGGAGTAACACACGAATATCTTGAAACAACGCAAGGTACTACGTATGAAAATATTGGTAAAGAAAACCTTTTTATTCAGGATATTGGGGATGGTGGTGCAAAAAGTGATAAATGGGAACGGGATATTCGTTTGTTGACAAAAGGACTCGAAGAAAATCCGACTTCTGATAGATATACCTTTTATTTAGCAAATACATACCGCGATTCTAGAAATTATCTAAAGGCGATCGAATATTATAAAAAACGGATTGAGATTGGCGGGTGGATTGAAGAAGTGTGGCAAAGTTATTATTCTTCTGGGAAATGTTATCTCCATATGAGCGATATACCAAACGCAATACATATGTGGTTAGAAGGGTATCAAACCTATCCAAACCGGATTGAAGGTATCTATCAAATTGTCAACTATTATCGTAATTGCGGGAAAAATCGATTGGCATATCAATATTATAAAATGGCATATCATATAAAAACCGTATACGGAGGTGCGAATAACGAATTCCTATTTTTAGAAAAGGATATTTATGATTATAAACTAGATTATGAATTTACAATCATCGGATATTATGAAAATCCGGATAAATTAGATTTAAAACGCATTTCGATGAATGTAATCTCTTGTCCGATTATCGAAGACCTTATTTTCAAAAATATATTATCGAATTATAAATTTTATGTAGATAAAATCTCTTCTATAGGTTGTACGGATAATGCCCTAAATACAGTATTAGACTCGATAGGATCGACCGTATCCATCGATTTAACCGCATTTTACCCATCTACGCCATCTATATGTTTCTTAAATCAATCTACGATTGCGGTTGTTAAACGATATGTGAATTATCGTATCGATGAGAATGGAAACTATTTGAATAAAGAAAAAATCGAGACTATAAACATTCTCTCTTTGATTGATATTGTAAAGGCGGAACAAATCCAAGAATCCGTTTTGAAATACGATACGACTCCGGATAATATATATGTTGGATTAGAAGATATACGTATTCATTCGAGAGATGGAGTCTTATATTATAATGCGAATCGTGGGTTAGGACCCTCAAATATACGAGTGGAACATGGCGAGATTGATATATCTGGGAGTACTACAATAAAAAATCGTCTATTATCTCGGATTGAAAAAGAGAGAAGAGAGATTGAAAAAAATTGGGTATTATTTACGTCGGGGACGAATAAAATACGGTGTATTTATGAATGGTATCCTTTAACGATTGGAGAAATTATAGAAGATACATTTAAAACCTTAGTAGAATATTCAAATATACCGTATTTTTTTAGAAATATTCGAGGATCTACGAATGGCGTTACGATTGGGGATGAGGTATGGTTCATATGTCATTTAGTAAGTTACGAGTCTCGCAGGTATTATTATCATATAGTGGTTGTTTTGGATAAGATAACTGGAAAATTGAAAAAATATACGAATTTCTTTTTATTTGAGAAGGAAACGGTGGAGTATACTCTAGGATTTATAGAAAAGGGGGATAATTTATTAATCGGATATAGTGTTTTAGATAGAGAAACCAAATATATGACGGTTCCAAAAGATTGGTTTGAGGAACAAATGATAATAATATAAAATCTAAATTTCGAAATATTTCGCATCTTTACATCGACCATATGTACGTCGATGCCACTGACAAATACCGTGTTCTTCGATTCCTTTGATATGTTGTTTTGTACCATATCCCATATTTTTATTAAGTCCATATCTCTCAATTAGCGTTGGATTCTCGCGACATAATTCTTCGATATATGTATCTCTCGAATGTTTGGCTAAAATGGATGCGGATGCGATAGACATCATTTTATTATCTCCACTTTCGATGGTATCGTATGGAATAGATATGATACGATTTGTATTTTTATCAAAATCGGTATATGGTATAAAATCATTTCCGTCCATTAAAATATGGAATTTAGCATTCTGATCTTTTAATCGAATAGTATCGTAGACTTCTTTAATACAACGATGTGCCGCTTTAAATACGGATTGTCGAATATTGATTTCGTCAATTTCCGAATGTTCAATAAACTGAATTGAATATGCGAGAGAATTTTGTGTAATATACTCAGAGACGTTCGACATTTTCTTCCTGGATTTTATTTTTTTGGAATCTTTGATATCTTTATGATAAAAATCACCCGCTTTAGGTAAAACGACCGCAGCCACGTATAACCGGCCGAAAAGCGGTCCTCGTCCAGCTTCATCGATACCAATTTCATAAACAGATGAATCAGATTGATATTGTAGTAATAATGCAGATGTATTGTATGGTAGTGGTAATACTATGCTAGAATTCATATCTAAGAATATAGATGAAAGATATAAAATAAATGGATGTCAATTTTCTCTCGATGTCAATTTTCTCTCAAATGGCTTGAATATTTTCTCTATATTTATTAAATGTTTAATACTCCATTTATATTATTTTTAATTTTATTATCTGCTTTAGTTATTTCTATGCTTTTTGGGAATACGTGGCTTTTATCTAGAAAAGAAGGATTTGTATCTTTTGGATATACGAATCCAAATATAATGAATGTAACGATTTCGCCATATTCGACTGCGAATACGGTGATTTATTTATACGATAATTTATATTTTGATGGGAAAAATGGAAATCTTATTGAAGTAGACAGTCCATATTGCGGAAATGTTCGAGTGAATGGTTCAACAAATGTGAATGGAAACGTATCGTGTAACGATGCAACCGGTTCATCAATTACGCAATTATGGGTTACTACAAGTTCCGCCGCTACTACAAATATACACGTAAATGTAAATACAAAAACTCCATTAGCAACTGTAAATGCGAATTCTCAAATCTCTCAATTAGTATATTTATCCAATTCGCAAAATATTTCTTCACCTGCCGGATATAGATACGAAATATTTTATATTTCATGGGGACTCGATACCTATTTACACGTTCTTGGATTAGACCCTAGCGCTCCATCTGGAACGAATATAAAATCATTTTATTATAATAATCCTGGATCGATGATGCGATATATTGATTTTTCATCTTCTACCTATATTCCGGCATATAAACAAACATTTAATTCGAATGCAGATGCAAATAATAGTAAATTATATCTTGATCCGACATATAGTAGCACCGAATATTTATATCAAATTTCAAAGTATGTAAAATATGATATTTCGGCAGGTTTAGTAGTTGTAGGATTACCTGGAGCATATACAATATATGATAGAGGAACTGGCGCGATTGTACCAAGTTCTAGTGGAATGGTTGCTACAAATTTATCGTCATTTGTATCTTGGATTATAACAGATGGTAATAATGGAATGGTAGTAGTGATGGCGTTTGCATATCAGACAGTCATTTTGATAGTGAATGCAGATCCAAATAATTATTATTATACTATGTCATTTTGTGCAAGATTTACGAATATAGGAATGATAACTGCTCTAAATAATGCTGTAAATGTGAATGTAAATAATGGAAAGGTGAATCCATTAGTAAATGATCTTCCTTGTGTGGACGAGCTAAGTTGTAAATGGTACTATTATTTTAAAACGATAGGAAATAATCCAGATGTTCTTTTTAAGAATGATTTTATAAGAAAAACACAAATCGTCCCCCCGGTTTGTCCAAGATGTCCAAATTGTCCGAATAGCGGGGTATGTAATTCATGTGGAGGATGTGGAGGTTCGGGTACAAGTGATGCGTCAGGAAGTATTCTCAAAAATGCGGCGACAGGAGTAGTAAATGTAACAAAAGAAGTTGTGGGAGGAACTGTAGGGTTAGCTGAAGAAGTTGTGGGAGGAACGGTAGGAGTAGCGAAAGAAGTTGTGGGAGGAACGATTGGGTTAGCGAAAGACGTCGTGGGAGGGACAGTTGGGTTAGCGAAAGACGTAGTGGGTGGAGTAGCAAGTGTATTGCCTCGAAACAATCGACCGGTATCAGATAGTGGTTTCGGATATGTTCCTGGGCAAGGGTATACCCCGGTAGATAATTATTCTGTATATGGAGCATCACAAACAAAAGGATCGAATTACATGCCAGTAACGACAAGTTTTGCAGCATTCGGGAAATAATTATATATTAGGAATAATTCTTAACCCTTAAATTATGCTTGTTCTACAGTGGAAAAAATTATAAAATTAAAAATAAAATAAATTCAACAAAATATTGCATAATTAGTGTTACTTTATATAATACATATATTATATAAAATTAAATACCCAAACAAAAGGGTTAAGAATTCAATAATTGATTCTCCGCATTTTCGATAAATAATTGATTTGAGAAATAACTACGATGAAAATGTGCATCATCATAATTCATAAAAAAATTGAGGTGTCCTTCATTTAAATATCGCTGATATATCCAGGTTTCTAATCGACGTAATGGACGATTCAGTACTTTTAGATTCGGATAATGAATGAGCGAATTATACATTATTGCTTGGTCTATATACCATCCGGTTGAGCCAGGTATTCCATTATACGAATCGTTATAATGATTATATAGTTGGAGTTCAATATCCTCTTCAGAATGTATTCCAAAACACTTCCCCCAAGTATGTGGATGCGCTGCATTATAACACATATAAATTTGTTTATATTTTTCGTCAATATTACGATAATATATAAAGTCGTCTTTAATAAAAACATCTAATCCATCTTTATAATACGAAGCCGAACAAGGTAGCATATCCATATCTGTGATCATTACCATTTCATCTTCCGGTAAATTTAAAAGTGCGGTATAATACAAACGAATATTTTGGGCAACATACGAAGAATTTACATTTGTATTTCTGGACCAAAGTATAATATTTTTGGAATACTCGGACAATTCTTCCGGAATTTTATGTCCGACAAAAATAGCTATAAATTTTATTCCAAAATGGTTCCAAAATAGAATTTGTTTTGGAATAAACATGTAATATTCTGGATTATTATTTACGGAGCCAATTACGGTAGATAATTTCATTATATAATAATCCATTCACAAATATTTAATTCGTTTAAAAGAATACATAAAAAACAATCGCTTATTATAGAAGTATAAATACCCGTAAAATGGAGAATCAATCAATCAATAAAATATTAAATCGAGAATACATTTCGGCAGAAATAAAAAATATTCTCTCAAATTATTCCGAAAATTGCAAAAATATTCAGTTCAAAAAAGGCATATATATTTATGGTTCTCCTGGATGCGGTAAAACTACGTTTATAACCGATGTATTGAATGAATTACAATATGATATGATAAAATATGATGCAGGGGATATACGTAATAAATCTCTTATTGATACAATTACGTCGGATAATGTGGCCTCTCAAAATGTATTGGATATGATGTATCGAAAGAAGAAACCGATCATAATTGTCATGGATGAGATTGATGGAATGAATAATGGGGATAAAGGGGGTATCACCGCATTAATTAAATTAATACGTCAAAAGAAAACGAAAAAACAGAGATTGGAACAACGGACGTTAAATCCGATCATTTGTATCGGGAATTATAATATTGATAAAAAAATCCGGGAATTAATGAAAGTATGTCATACGTTTGAACTAAAATTACCCACTAATGATCAAATATATGAAGTTATAAACCAGAGTATGACACATATAGACTCAAGTATAACCCCTAAGTTGATTGAATATATTCAAGGAGACCTAAGAAAGTTAACATTTATAAAGAAAATCTATCATAAAAATGCGTCATTATTGAACTTGGAAATGATCGATACTATATTTCATATGAAATTATATAGCGAAGATTCGAAAAAGATTACAAAATGCATTCTAAAAAATAAAATTGAATTATCCGAACATAATCGATTTATGAATGAAACCGATCGAACCATTATCGCGCTTTTATGGCACGAAAATATAGTAGATGAGATTGAAGATCTTCCAAAACAACAAACGTTACCATTTTATAATGAAGTATTAGATAACATTTGTTTTGCCGATTTTATGGATCGGATAACGTTTCAAAATCAAATATGGCAATTTAATGAAATGAGCTCGATGATAAAGACATTTTACAATAATAAAATTTATCATGACACCTTCTCTCAAACAAAACAAGTAAAAAAAGACGAGGAGATACGATTCACAAAAGTGTTAACCAAATATTCCACCGAATATAATAATTCGATTTTTATTTATGAACTATGTCAAAAATTAGATATGGATAGAAACGATCTCATTTGTTTTTTTCAAGAATTACGATTACGATATGGAGAGAATATTTTAAAAAATACGATTGGACCAAATTTCGAAGAATATGATATTAATAAATTAGATATTAAACGACTTTATAGATATTTAGATAAAAATATTAAAAAAGATGCGGTTTTAGAAGAAGAATTTGAGGAAGAATTTGAATTATAAAGAATATTTCATAAAGATATTTTATGAAATATATGCGGATTTGATTATGATGATTCAATTACAATATGATTTCCGGGTCACTTTTACACCGAAGTATTATAATTTCATCACTAATATCGACCATTTTTTTAGCAGATATTTCTTTATCACTACTTTTTACTTTTGCTTTAGACGATAGTTTTTTTTCTAGACCCGAATTTATATCTTCTAATTCTTTGATACGAAGAATTAATTTTTCGGTGTTTACATTATTGGGGTCTACCTGATGACTCGATTGATTAGAAGTTTGTAGTAATTGTTGTTGTAATTGAACCACGATATTTTGTAACTCTTTATTTTGTTGAAGTAAATTCTGGATGTCCGTTTTTTGTGAATTTATAATCGTTATAATTTCTTGACTTGTGAGAGCCTTAGGTTCCTCACCGTCTTTACTCATCATAATCGGAGTATTTGATTGTTGTTGCTGCATCATTTTTGCACGTTCTTCTTCGATTTCCTTTGTTTGTTTTAGAACGTCAGGTTTCATTTTAGGTTCTCCAGCTTCATAATTCGCAAGAAGATCGTCTATCTTATTCATAAAAAAATCCTTTATCCACCCCTCCTTTTTTTCTTGAATGAACATATCGATTGTTTTTGTACATGGTCTAAAATAATCTGGATGAGCATTATCTAATAATTTTTTTTTATCAAATGTATTATGATCATGAGAGAATACAAGGATGGATTTCATAGGGTCTAGCTGTACAAACGGAACAGTATAATTTTTAAGAAATTGTTTTTCTTCGGCTAATGCAGCTCCGTCGTCATATCTAGAATCTTTTAATAACTCAGTACGAAATGCGAAGGTTCCTGCAGTCGCATGATTCGGTCCATACGGACCACACTGGTACATTTTATGAATATGTTTGAAATATATGTATAATTCGCTAGAACCGGCACACATCGCATTACGATTTTCGGTTAGTTTATCGACCGCATGACTTACACGTTCTGGAGGATAATAATCATCGTCATCCATATATACGATGATTGTGCCCTTTACGAAAGAGTGCATGTAATTACGTTTTTTTCCTAAAGTCATCTTGGTATCGACTTCGTGATATTGGATTTGTTTAATACCAGAAGATTCGATTAAATCCCGAACTTTATCGGTTCCATCGTCTACGATAATCCATTCCATTCGATCTTTTGGGTATGTTTGATTTCGAAAACATTCGAGCATCATAGCAATAAATGGACGGCGATTGAATGTAGGTGTACATACAGAGACAAATGGATAGAACTTTTTTTTCAATACGGGTTTATGCGATTTTACTCTTCCCATTTCCTAAATAATAAATTAGATATGAATTATATTGCGAATTCTTTTATCCTGTTTTTACGTGATTATTTATTTATAACAAATGAGACAAATGAGACAAAACAATACAATATTCTACATTTTTTATAACAATAAAATAATGAAAAAGAGAAAAAGAGAAAAAATGGTATAGTAAAAAAAAGTATATAAAGAGGATATGTAATTATATTTTGGAGAGGCGGGTATTTCCATAATCCAGACTTAGCTCAGTTGGTAGAGCATTTGACTGTAGTAGTATTTTTCGATTTTTCGATTCTCTCGTTGGAATCAAATGGTCGCTGGTTCGATTCCGGCAGTCTGGAAATATAAAAAAACAAGCATCTCCTTGTTTTTTTATTTGTTTTTTATTCATTTAGTTATAATTATTATTATGTATTATAAAATATATAATAATGACAACATATGAAGATCATATATTAAAATCAAATCTTGATATTAAATTATCAGAGCTTGAAACCTTCATTAATAAAAAAGGGATCATTATTTCTAAAGAAAATCATGAAGATGGTGTAGTATTTAAGTTATTTCAAAAAGATGATCCTGATAATATGATTGCTTATATTACAACAGGACTTGGTAAGTTTTCAATTCGAAAAGGTAAAACTAGAAAAAATAATGAATTAATAGAAGAAGAATCGTTTTTAATAAGATGGATAAGTATTGAAAATGACGATTATTTAGGAAAAGGTATTGGACCATTCTTATTACTTTATTGTTTAATTTATTTAATAAATGATAATCATACGGTTACATGGGTAGTATTGGATGACGATACGGATAAATCAGATAATACAAAAACAATATATGATGGATTTGGATTTGAATTAGTAGGATTAACCGAACTAAAAGATAAAAAACACGTAAAAATGAATGGACCTGAAAAACAATTAAATATTCAACGCCATTTTTTGCCACGTCTAAATTTTTTATTGTCATTTATTAAAACCCGAATTAATAAAAAATTAAAAGATATATCGAGTGACACCCCTATATCGAGTGACACCCCTATATCGAGTGACAGAGTAAAAAAAATGAAATCGAAAAAAAATAAAACCAAATTAAAAAAAAATAAAATGAAATCGAAAAAAAATAGAATCAAATCATCCCCTCTTAAAGTAAATGAACAAGATAATATTTAGTAAAAAATATAGTTACATCATTTTAATATCGTTTCGGACAGTTTAGAAAAATAAAAAACAAGGATTTAAGCTTGTTTTTTATTTTTTATTTGATTACATTTTTATCTTTTACAAAATTCCAAAATAAACAATCTATAACGTAAAATCTCTACACATTTCAAACTTTAAATGTAATGAATTAAACATATCATCTATCACTACTTTATTATTAGTCGGTAAAATCAATTTAATCGGGTTATCGTCCGTATATTTCCCAAATATCCTCATTCGCTGAAGTGAATTCGCAATAGTCCCACTTGTTAAATCGCTGTATTGATGCGTTAAATGTCTTCTGTAGTCCGTTGAACAGTAAGAGAGGCCTCGTAATGACATGCGATTTGCGATGAATACCACATGCTTCGCATCTTTTAATGAATCGATCAAAGTAGATATTGATTCCGTTTTTAGATTCTGATGTTCCCCTTGAAACGTAATTTTTCGCTGGCTAGTTAATATTATAAAAATGACACTTCTAAATTTCATGCTTAATATTCTCCCGATTTCTATCATTTCTTTAACGCGTTTATATGCGTTTACCAATAGCATACCTTTATCGACCTCTTCATAAAATTGCTGAACAATTTCGGTTATCGACGAATTATTATATTCAATCGTGACATTATTCAATCCTTTATATTCTGAAGAAACGGGTACATTTTTGATAGTATGAAAGAATCCTGGCATTCGATATAACCGATGAGAAGGAGTAGCTGTCACGTAATATTCATGGATGGCATTTTTTGCTAAAGGATGAGTACCTCCGCGGTATGAATCTGATTCATCCATAAGTAGTATGTATTTATCGAATTTTCTGGTCGGCTGCGAGACTTCTTCTCGCGGATGAAAGCATTTCAAGAATCGAGCATATCTAGCCTTGTTATTTATCAAGAGAATGACTTCTTTATCGATTTGCTGCGTTTTATGGTCGATTAACTGGTATTCGATATTTGCATCGCATAATCTTTGTTCATATTGTTTTAGAACCAGAAGCGAATTTTGAATGACAATAATTTTATGAATCCCCAAATAAATGGAATTTTGAATGGCATCTATAATTGACGCAGTTTTACCAGATTGTACTTGTCCATAAATAAGCAATCTGCGTTTATGTAAGAGAATATTCTGGTATAATATTGGATCAATATAATTTCTGAGAAGCCATAATGCCATACGATCACCTGAGTACTGGACAATACGCCCAATAATATATTTATTTAACTTTTCAGCCATTCATATAATGTTGGGTGTATCACCGAATTCAAAAAAAAGAATTTCAATTTTATATATTTCTAACGAATTTTGAAATTAGGGTCTAGTTATTTCCCAATATTCGGATTATCTACATTATTCGGATTATTCGGATTATTCGGATTATCTACATTATTTGAATTATTTGAATTATTCGTAATATCTACATTATCTACATTATCTACATTATCTACATTATCTACATTATTTGAAATATTCGGATTATTCGGATTATTCGGATTATTCGGATTATTCGGATTATTCGGATTATTCGGATTATTCGGATTATCTACATTATTTGAAATATTCGGATTATTCGGATTATTCGGATTATTCGGATTATCTACATTATTTGAAATATTCGGATTATTCGGATTATTCGGATTATTCGGATTATTCGGGTATTTTTTATAAAATTCGTTCATTTTTTGTGTTTTAGCTTCTTTATTTTCCTGACGAGTTTTTTCTGCGATTTCCTCTGCTTCTTTTGAAAATAGTAGAGGAGCTGCATTCTCTTTATTTATTTTTTCTTGTGCGGCATATCTCGCAGGAAGTTCATTTTTCACGCGTTCTTTTTTAATATTATCATTCGCCTTTTTTTTACTGATATTTATTACACTATATTTATCATCTAAATTTTTTACTGTAGTTATATATTTAATAAACGACCATATTCCTAGAATAAATATACCGGTGATATTTAAAATTAATAAAAAAGATTGTACGTTGACATTATCTATATATCCGCTATATTTCCCCATTCCGAGTAATAATATATATAAAACTGTAATCTCAAATAAATAAGCTACCCCGAATTTCGAAATAATTTGCAGAAACCACATGAATATTCCATTCTCTCCACAAACAGGGTCGTATAATCCATATATTTTATCAAAAACCATATCCATTATATCATTATATACGTCGAATACGTCTTTTTCTTGACTAATATAAATTCCAAAAAAGGTATACATAATAAAATAAAGAACACATAAATATCCTCCAAGTGGAAAAATAAATACGTTGATCACGATTTTAATAATCATATATATCAAAAATTTGACCCCACCAGATACAGGTTGTGCTTGTAATGTTGGTGACCAATTAGGTATTGTTTCTTCAACGGTTTGTTTAATGAAATAAATACCCATAACAATTATCGCAAAAATGGAGAATGGAGTTGCTGCACCCATCAATAAATCGCCCATAATTGAAATGATATTTTTATTATAAATTTCAACACTTGAATATACAATAAAAAAGAATATAATATATGTAACATAAGGAAAACTATCATTAAACTTACGTAACGGTTTAAAACTGGCAATTGAATCTAAAATCAAACGAAATATCGTAACTGGTTTTATGACAAGTCCTAAAAAATAATCGAATGAGTCTTTTAGATTCGGGTCGTAATAATCTTTTTCGATATCGATAAATGGTATTCTATTTCCAAATATGTCTTTAAAGAAAAACATGTAATATAAATTATAAAAAATATGAATAACTACGGGTAAAAATAATATTTTGTATATTTCTTCTTTGATCGTTTGTGTATAATTGCTAATATTTTGTATTGCTTGGTCTTTTTGTGTACCACAATCATATGTTTGCCTAACATTTTCTGTTATAAGATTTGCAACATTTTCTGGACTAGCATTATCTTTCACATAATTCGCTCCATATACAATTCCATCTTCATATATTATTGTAGGTACGTTATCTTTAATCGCATCATATCCTGCTTTCATATAATCTTTAACTGTGTTGTCGGTAGTAAGTCCTTCTTTCATATTTTGAAATCCTGTCCTGGAATCGTATAATAATTGAGGGTCGATCATATCTTCCATCGATATTATTTCTGTCTGAAGAGGTTTGTTGTATATATTAAAAGATAGATCATCACATTCTATCGTTAAAAATACCGATAATAAATTTTGTAATGCGGAATCGATTAATTCATCCGATTTATAAATCGGACAGAGTATAAAATCCCTTATAGCATATAATGCCGAAACAATTCCGGCTAAGCCTGAGGTATCAAATATTTGGTTGGGATGATCTTCCATATTGAAATCTTC